GAATTCAACTGGAGGATACGAGAATGGCAAACGAAAAGAGAATCATCAACATTTTCATGGAAGGCGGGATCATTCAGGATATCCAACAGATTCCCAGCGATGTCGAGATTCACGTCTACGATTACGATATTGAAGGCGTGGATTCGGATCGCATCGAAAAGGACGCGCTGGGCGATGACTGCACGATTACGATTATGGGCGGCGGGCAATGATGCATCAGCAATCGCTCCCCGCGCGCATCGGAGTTTGGCTATTCGTCTATCTCTTCCGCGTGGTATTCCTCACGCTGACCGTGCTGGAAAGGATATCCGGACGATGATGCCCGAATCGCGCACCATCCGTGACCAACGGATCGAGCGGTTAAATCGCCTGTACCGCAAGCGCAGATGGATCGCCGCGGGCAAGATATCCTTCCATCTCACATTATCATTGCTCCTGTGGGCGATGCTGATTGGACTATGGTTCGGCGTGGCCGCTGGATTACGCCATCTCGCGCTATCGCTTGGACGATAACCCGGAGGATTCATGCGAGACAAACGAAACGAGCTGAAAGAGCAATATCTCCGGTCCGCCGAACGCGAATCACGCGAAGGGAACGAGATCCGCGCGACGATGTACCGCAACGAAGCATGGCTGGTGGATCACCCGGAAGGCTGGCTCGAATACATCCAATCGGAGGGAACGCGATGATTAAACTATTCCTTGAAATACTATGCCCGCGGTGGATTCCCCGAAACGAGGAAATCGCCATCCGCATCCGGAAATTGCGCTTTATCTCTACCAATTAAAAAGGAGACTCAAAATGTTCAAACAAGCGATGGTACTCGGAATGATACTCGCAAGCGCCGTATCCGCATCTCCGCAGCAGAAGCAAGTGAAGCCGAAGAACGTTTATAAACTTGTCCCGTTATCCACAAGCGAAGCGATTATCACCTGCCAGAATGGCGGCGACCCGACGTTCAAACATCTCACGAATAACACGGTAATGATCAGTTGCGGCCCGACGCTCAAAGCGAAGTGGGACGGCCAAAAGTTCACCTGCCCAGATGGATTCTTCGTATGGGCGGATGAGGGGGAAGCAATCGCGGGGAAGGATGACTATGCGTATTGCGGCAGCTATCCCCTGAAAGAAACCCGGCCATGATGAAAATTGCCCTGCAATTCCGCCGGCCGATTGTCATCACGTTCGGATTGATCGTGTTCCTATCCGGGCTCGTGGTGACAATCGCGGTGGGAGTCATCATCCTCGCCGCGATCCTCGCCATCTGGCCCGCGCTCGGCGTGCTCACGCATTGGAGGCAACCATGACCGTCATCATCGCAATTATCTTGCTTGTCATCGGCGTGCCATTGCTGGACGGCATCGCGCGGGAAATCGGCAACTGGCTCAGGGGGAAACAATGATCCTGTCCATCGTCATCGCGCTGGTGATATTCTTCTTCGGCATCCCGCTTGCGATATGGCTGTTCGTGCTTACCGTCAAAGCGATCGGCGCGGCGTTCCATTTCATCGTGGAAACATTCTTCGGCGCGTGTTTTGCCATCCTCGACGCCGTCGCATGGGCGATCAAACAGACGCTCCGCGCGATCCGCTGGGCTTATCGCGGCGTCCGGGCGCAGGTGCAGAATTTAGGGTGAAATTTGGTCCGCTATCTGCAATTTCGATTGAGATTCAACTGGAAGGACGCCAGCGGCAGTCACTCGGGCGCGGATTTGGCGCATCTTTGTCGAACCATTGCGAGACTTCGACATGCGGCTGGCCGCAAGTTGAGCACAAGGATTTCCGCTTAGCTGCTGATTTGGCTGGAGTTGCTTCAGATAGCACCAAACCCTCAAACATTTTTACAGGGAATTCCATGCCCTCTGTAAAAAAGTCCTCCTCTGCCGGAGTATCAGCGCTAAGTGGCAGAATATCAGGGTTTTGCTTGAGCCTTACTCCCGTGGATCGGAAGCGATGCATGCCCTTGAACAGTGCTTGTTGCTCGCCACGATCAGTTGCGTCTTTGGGGAGATAGGCGGCCATGAGCCGATTTTCAAAATACCACCACAGCTGAAACAAGTGGGCTCTCTCGGTAGAGATCAACGTTCCTTCCGGCCAGTCGAGTTTTGGCGCGTCTATGTGATTAGGAACGATGTACAAAACGCGAATTACAAGGCGTCCCTTCCGATACCCTACAAGGTGGCGCCAGTTGTTTTGCATCATGCCACCCAAACTATCAAAAAACTCATCCGCACTCGCGCGGCTTCGTTCTCCGGGAATGGATATCTCTTGGTAGATTGCGTGATGGTCTAAAAGAAGCCGCATGGCATCGTCTACTGCAGGCTGCCATCGGTCGCATGTTTCCTTTAGCATGCGCGGGCTGCAATCAATGCAGAAGGCCCCAGCGCAGCGTTGATAGGTGACGTCAACATGACCAGCCGCACAGCGTTTCTTTGCGAATCGGCCGCAATAGTCCGCGCGTTCAGCCATCCCAGGCTCGCCGGCCGCGGCTAGGGATTTGGCGAACATGGATTTTGGCGGACTTGGGATATAAACGTCGAGGATTTGTTGGGTCAGGCGGGGATCGTTTGGATCAATCGTGCGTGCAGACGTGCTCATAGATACACCTCTCCCATACGAAATTTTGGCTCATGGCTCTCCGTGCGTCAGGGGCGGCCTATAGGTGGAATCTCTGTGCTCTCTTTGAAGTTGGCGGGGGTAGTCTTCCTACTACCCCCACCACAAACCCACGAGAGAGTACAGGGGAAGTGACTATAAGCGGAGGGAGTATCAATTATACCCCATACCTTTGTCAAGCAAAATCGACATATCCCTAAAATTATTTTTCCCCATAACACTGTCAAAACACATCACATATGATCCCAGTGTATAATTCTCCACAATTCGCTTGACAACAGTGTAATATCCGTGCTAAATAGAGAATCGGAGGGAAATCATGAAAGCCAGAATAATCGCGATTCAATCCGGTTCCGACTACCAGGACGGTGAACGCCGAGTGGAAATCCTCTTTGACGAAGCGGATAAGATGTACCGCCGCCTGCGCATCCCTGAAAAGCTGCTTGGAATGATAGGGTTACAGCTGGACAATGAGATCATCGTGGATTTTACGCCCGCGAAGATTCTCCCCATCGACGCGCCGATTGCGCAGGTGATTCGGCATGATGAACAGGTGAAACGTGAGCAATAAAATATTCGTAGATCGCTCAAGATATGAGACTTATGGCCGATGTCCGCGGTCCCGGTTCCTGGAATATCACTTCGCCGGGGCGGGAATCGTCAGCGCGCGGCGACCGTTGCCGCTGGCGGTCGGGGGAAGCGTACATCATGGGCTGGAGGTGCTGCTGCGTGAGGGACAAGCTAAACTCACTTTCAACTACCCCGATGAGGAATTATCGTGGATGAATATTGAGGAGCACGCGGTTGAGAAGGCGCTCGCCGACTTCGCCGAATATCAATCCGCGCTGGAATTGCCGGACGCCGAACGCACGGCGGCGGTCGAGCCGAACACGATTCGCAACTTGGATGAAGCGATGAGCGTGCGAAGTGAGATGGACGAATATCTCTTCCGCGAGCAATCCGCGCTCGTGGAAGCGATGGTCCGGGCCTACGCGCGCCGGCGGCTGCGCCCGCTGCTGGAGCAATTCGAAGTGCTGGAGGTGGAACGCGAAGGGGAGTGGAAGCTATCGGAATGGACAGCGGATTATACTGGGCGCTCTCTCCCTATTTACGATTCGCATGCCATTCCGCATGAATTGTGGTTCATGTCCCGCCCCGACGCCCTGCTCCGCGAGCGCGAATCGAATCAACTGTACCTTCTCTCGTACAAAACCGCCGCATCCTGGGACGTCCGCAAAGCGCGTGACGCGGAGCACGACATGCAGGGGATGAGCGAGGGGATTGAGATTGAGCGGAGGCTCGCAGAATGGTGGGAGAATATCCATCGCATAGTTAAAGCGGTGGGTGAGCCGAAGGACCGCTCAAAGTGGGATTATCACTATCCGAATAGTGAGACGGTTATCCCAAATGCGATGTGCAATTTCCTTTTGGGGCTGGACGCCCCTCCCCGCATCCTCGCCGTGCGGATGGAATTCCTCTTGAAAGGCGAACGCTGGAAGGACCGCGACCTCTCCGAACGCTTCGGCGTGGAAATGCGCTCGCAGAAATCCCACTTGATTCGCCAATACGTCGCCGTCTCAACGCCTGCGCGCGGGACTGCTGGCTATAATATCGGTGACGTCAACTGGAGTTGGGACTTTATTCGAGAGGACGGCCGCGAATCCTCCCTCGCGTGGCAGAATTGGAAATCCCGCCAAGTGGAAAACGTGAAAGAATGGATCGACAAACTCGACGACGCGGCGGAAACGATGTCAGCCGAGGATTCCACGATGGGATTAGAACCGCGGCTGCTCGGATATAAATGCGACGCGCAAGCGGTCGGCGTGACGCGGCAGCATCCGCTTGACGCGGTATTCATCCCTCCGATAACAATTTTCCGAAACACTGACGACCTCAGAGACTTGGTGGAACAGATGGAGCACCAAGAAAGACGAATCGCCGAGGGTGTAGCGCAAGTTAACGCAGCTACTGAGGATGGAGAACAGCGTAGTCTGCTAAACCAATTCTTTCCGCAAACTAGAAGGGCCTGCGAATATCCAACAACATGTGCTTTTGTTTCAATATGTTACGGAGGAGATGATATTCGTAAGAATCCTCTTGACTCGGGGAAATATAAGGTTAGAATTCCTAACCACCCGCAGGAGGGTTCTAACAATGGAGAAACTAAGCCCTGAAGAGTTTGTGCTGAGTTTTTGGTCGCGTGTTGAATTCACTGATACATGCTGGCTGTGGAAAGGGTCGTTGTACAACGGTTATGGATCTGTGCGAGCTTGGGGAAAATCCACCAGTCCACATCGCGCAGCTTGGGAGATGTTGGTTGGAAAAATTCCTGCATCTTTGCAGGTGGACCATTTATGTAGAGTTCGGAATTGCGTGAACCCTATGCACATGGAATTGGTAACTGGAAAGGTGAACACATTGAGAGGTAATTCTCGTAGCGCGATCAATGCTCGAAAAACTCATTGCCCTCAAGGTCATCCCTATAACCGCAAAAACACTTGGTCCGGAGATGGAATGCGTCACTGTCGTATGTGCAACAAGCTGCGAACTAGAAAAGCCAGAGCTGAACGACGCGGCGTGTATGGGAGAAATCATCGTCCGATGGCGGAGCGTTGCCGGGACAATTATGGTAAGAGGAAAACACAATGACCCTTCTCCTCACCCCCCGCGCCTCCCGCGCCCTGCGCCTCTCGACCGTCACCCGCGAGCATTGTGAAGTCGTGCTCGGGATGACCAACGGGCACGTCCGCGAGGCGGCGAAGATTCTCGGCTGCGGCTGGACGACGCTATACAGATGGATCGCGGAATGGAAGCGCGAGGACGAGAAACGCACGAAACGCAAGCACCCTGAGGAGGACGAGAAATGTCAATCATCTCAACCGGACTAAGCAACAGCGTCATCGGCGGGCCGAACCATCAGCAGAACGCGATCCGCTTCCGGGCCGCGCACAGTTCACCCTTGGCTGCGTTTCGGTGCTATGTGATCGACCACGCGGCGGGATATTCGGCGGGGACGGGCGGGAAACTTTGGGCAATATTGTATACGGACATTTCTGGCAGGCCGGGCGAATGGTTAGCGCAGGGATGGAAAGTCCCGGACCCGGAATTTCCAGATCCTTCCAGTGGAAAGGGACGATTCCCACTTGTTTCGTGTTCCACTCGTGCACTTGTGAAAGGGGCCTGGTACTGGATCGTCATCACCAACGGCGACCCCGACCCGGTAGCCAACTATTTCTCCATGGACTACCTCCAGAACGAAACGGTGCTGAACCAAGTGCCGGACGCGCAAGTGTACATGTCGAGACCCGGCATGCCCTGGACGCTCGTCCCGAAACTCATCCCCTCGCCGTTCGTGCTGCATTATTCCAATGGATTGTGGCAGGGAATTGGTTATATCGGGATTGCGAACGGCGCGCTCGAATGTGGGACGATGTACGGATTCCCGGCGGGGAGTTGCGTGTGAAAACGTTTGAGGAATGGTACGCGCAGGCCGATACATTCAATGGCGCGGGTGACGCGGCTGAAGCTGCATGGCACGCCAGAGATGCCGAGGTGGACGCGCTGCGAGCGAAGCTGGACGAGGCGCGGAAGCTGGCCAAGCGACTTGATGAAATGGCGGATGATCGCACATCATCCTCAGGATATAGACTTGCCTGCGTGGACAATAGCCAATTGTTGCTGGCCGTCCTCGGCGACAAGGAGGGGAAGTGAGCAACTTTCGGATTGCATGTCTTCTGGGTTTGGCGTTCCTGTTCGGATTTGAGGCTTGCAATTTTACTCTGGTTCGCCCAGCGCAAGCTCAAGTTCGAGACTTGCAGACTACGCTGCGCCGTCTGATGGATGCTGACAGGGAATTACAAAACTCCACAGAAAATCTTGAGCATGCTTTGAAAGTAACAATGGATCAGCGCGACAACTTCCTTGCGCAGATAAAGCAGCAAGCGGAGATTTTAAGACTGGTTGGCGGAGATCGAGGCTATGGCCGAATCTTTATGGAGAAAAAATGAGCAGCGCGAGAGAGTTTGCGGAAACGATCTGGCGAGCCTCGATTAACTTCGAGACGGACAAAGAGCGTTCGATAAAATGGCTCATGGAGTACACGGAAGCCCGCGACGCCGCCCTCCTGCGCGACGAGCGGGCACGCAAAGATGCAGCCTATTCTGAACGTGACCAGTTGGTATGCGCCATGTCGAAACTGTTCCCGGCCAGCCTTGAGCGTCATCCCGACGAGGATACAAGTTGGGAAAATGACTGGCGGTGGATTGTGTTTATCGACTTACCTACCGGGCAGTCTACTTGGCACATCCACGATTCCGAGTTGGCAATGTTCGATCACCTACCACGTTTTCAGGGTCGCAAGTGGGATGGCCACACTACGCCTGAGAAATATGCGCGTCTTGCTTCACTTAGCGGGGCCGAACTAGCCAGAGAGCGGGCACGGCTGGAAGAAGTGCGGAGATATATCAAATCTCTTAGTAGTCTGGCCAGTTGCGAGGGAATCGTGGAGCGGTTGGAGGCCATCCTAGACAGGAAGGAATCGACGTGAGCGAACGTGACTGGCATCCTCACACGAAATATTTCATTGGTCCAGTCCACTACTGGGTAGCGAAGCACTTTCCAAGTTGGAACTCGTATTATTTGGGCTATTAGAAAAGGGAGAAATCGCAATGACGAAGGAACCGTTGGGAGTGTGTGAATGGAAATTTCATCAGGGACTCGGTCCTCACACAAAGTATCCGGGTTGCGAAGGCTGGCGATCCGTTCGACCCGTAGATGCTGGTGCGCCTGCTGCGCCGCCCCGAGAAGATTTCGCTTCGATGATGTACACGCCGGAGGAGTGCGCTCACGTACCGGAGTTCGGCAAACCGCCAGTGAAAGACCAGACACATGCCGCCATCGACGAAGCGGTGCGGGTGGTGGACCGGATGACGTGCAGTGGTTGCGAAAAAGGGTATCCATTGAAAAAGGGTTGGCATGACACTTGGGATGATGGCTCTATTCACATGCTATGTAGCAGGCAGGGCCGCGCCATACTCGACGCCCTCGTAAAGTTGGGATGGAGAAAGGAATGAGCCAAATGTTCGAGTACATTCAGCTAGTGTTTGAATGGGGCGATTTGAAAGAACTAAATGGTCTATCGCAGGCTGGGTTCCGTGTTGTGCATGTTGAAGATTATCAGGTAGATGTTGACTCCAGAATACGGGTCTGGAAACGGATAGCGTTGCTCGAAAGAGAAATTAAGTAAGCTGGGATGGAGGAAGGAATCGCAATGAGCTTCGATATGAATCCGAAAGATGACGAGCGAGATGAAGAAGAGCAGTTTGTCTTCGCTATAGCGGAACTTGTTCAGGAAGGCAAAGTTTCGGTGGCCAAGATTCACCTACGAGCGTACATAGAACATCTGAAAAATAGTGAAGAGGTCGGTGGCCAATGACAACGCCGCGAGATTACACGCTGAAATATCAGGGTAAGAATCCGTTGGAAAAGTTGCGAGACGGAGAGCCTTACTTTTTCATCCGGGCGCAGGATTCGCTGTCCTCTGAGTCGGTCCAGCACTATGCCTCTCTGTTGAAACGAGAATCAGACAAAGCGTATGCAGCGAACGAGGATGAGCGTGGAGCGGAACTTCTGAAGCAATCTCTCGGAGTGCTGCGCGTAGCCAATATATTTCAAGACTGGCAACACGACCACAGTGAGTTTGTAAAACTACCCGACTGAGCCAGACAGAAAGGAATCACAATGAAGCTGACGAAGGAAGAAGAGTTGATCGTCCGAGCCAAAATGTGGGACAGAGTTTTGCCTACTGAAATAGCGCAAGCGTTTCGGGATTACAGGGACACCATCGACGCGCGGGAAACCGAGTTCGCCGCTCAGGTTGAGTTGAAGGACAATTTGATTGGTGATGCTAATTTCAAGATCAATCAATTACAGGCCGAGTTGACCACCGAGCGCGTATCGGCGGCGGTGATGCTGGAGCTGGCGGCTGAAAAATGCCGAGAAGCCCGTGGTTCGATGCTGGACCCAAACGACACATGGCAGGATGGATTTAGACAGGGGACGGAATCAGCTTATACGTTTGTCCGCGCCCTCATCCCCACCGACCACGCCGCTGCGCTGGCCGAGCACGACCGGAAGGAGCGGGAAGATGAGCATGTGAAACTATGCCCTAAATGTTCTATTTTCCCCTCCGAGAAATCAGGCTGCGAACGCCTCGCCCAACTTCGCTCCGGGGAGAAGTAAAAATATTATTACACTCGGGTCATTTTACCCTTGACAGCATTTTGCAAAGAGCGTATACCAGTCACTCCAGAGGCGCACAACACGCGTATGACAATTAAAAACACGAAGGACGAAATGCTATCCCTGCGGCTTTCCTCCCGCATCATGCAGCGATTGCGCAAGGCTGCTGACTCCAGCGGGCAGCAGATGAGCGAACTGGCGCGGCAGGCGATCCTGCGCGCGGTCGAGCGGATTGAGAGATTAGAGGGAGGGGCGAATGGGTAGGTCACTGTGTTGGTACGGCGGAACGGGCAGCTTCAAAACCGCCCAGATGAAATGGTTCGCCCGCTACATCGCGAAGAAAACTGGGAAAGCTACGCTCCTGCTATCCACCGACGGCGGCGGCTGGCAAGCCTGCGAGCGGGAAATCTCCGCCGGCATGATCCGCCCGTACCGCTGCGAGGCGAATGTGCTGCCGCTCGTGCTCCTCCGCAAGATCAGCCAAGGCTACTGGCCGGAGAATCCGGAGGAGACGAATCCCGAACACATCAACCTCATCCCCGTGGATTGGAACGAAGTCGGTGGCATCGGTGTCGAAGGCTGGACGTCGATCGCGCAGGTCGGCATGCGATATCTCCCGGACAAGGGAGTGAACGTCGGCGGCGAGGACCGTGCCAAACCCGGCTCGAACATGATGTTCCGGCTCCCCTTACACGTGGATGGCCGAGTCGTTTCGGAATCCTTCGGCTCAAACACTCGCGGCGACTACGGCTTCATCCAACGTTTCCTCTACAGCTTGGTGATGAACTTCGGCGCGCTGCCTGCGGAAGTCGCCTACTCCGCGCTCGAAGCGAAAACGGAAGACGATGATCGCGCGACCACGTATGGTCCAGCGATTGCGGGTAAAAAAGCCACCGCGGAATGCGGCGCCTGGGTCGGGGACCTCCTCCACGCCCACGACTTCACCATCGCACGAACAGAAAAGGTATCGAACCCGGATCCCAAAGGCGCGGAGAAACAAGTAGACATGACGGTGATGGATACCGTGGTCCGTTATTACTTCCGCAAGCATCTCGACCCGATCACTGGCATTCCCTATCCGGCCAAGACCCGCGTCGTCCCGGAAGCCATCGCGGAACTCAACAAACGCTTCCCCGGCGGATACTTCGAGCCGACAACCGAATGGGGGATCGACCGCTATCTCGAAACGATGGATGAACTATCCATCATGGCGCCGGATGATCCACTCCGCGGGTGGCGGGAAGCGATGGACCGGAAGCTCGGGAAAACAGTCTCAGCCAAGTAGGTGACCAATGGGAGAGATGGCGGATTTCTATCTGGATTGTGAAACCGGAGAGGAGCCTCTTTACGATTATAGCGGTGAATTAGCGTGCCGCTATTGCAAGCGTGGGGGCTTTCACTGGGAACAGACGGACGATGGGAAATGGCGGCTGGTGACGAAAATCGGCCGAGTGCATCAGTGCAAAGCATACTTCGATTCAAAACGCACGTAAATTAAAAGGAGAGGTGAACGTAATGGGAAATTTCGGAGAACCAATCACAGGCGCGGGGGAACCCGGATCATCGGCCCCAGAGGAGCACAAGGCCAACGGCGCGACTCCGTCCGACGAGGTGCAGAATTTGCTGGACCCGAACGACCCGCGGCTCGTGTCGGAGGAATTGAACGTGAATCCCGACGCGGACGCGTACGCGCAGCCTGCGCCCCCGCCCGACGGGAAATATCGCGTCAAGCTGAAACTCGCGCGTAAGAAAGTCGGCAACGACGAGATGGATTACGTCGCCGCGCTGTGGGGGAAGGCCCCCGGCCAAGCGGTATTAGTCACCGGCATCGAAGCATCGATCATCGACCCCTCCGGGAAATACGACGGCCTGAAGGCGTACGATTTCAACGTCTCCACTTTCGTCGGCCGGGACTCCGCCACCAAAGTAACCTCCGTCCTCAGCAAACTCCGCAAGCCGGACGGCTCCCCCTGGGTGCCGCCGCACACGAAACTCTCCCCGAAGGGCTGGATGGAACTCCTCGTGAAAGCGCTCGCCGGGGAGCCGGAAGCTGGGATTGAGTCGCAATGGGAATACTCCTGCCAGGAATGCGGCAAAGCGGCGAAGGCGTCCGGGCAAGCGTATCCGCGATCGATCAACGGGATGCACAAATTCCCCGAGGAGAAGGATCGCTCGAAACGCGCCGCCGGGCAGCTCTACTCCCCGGAGATGAAATGCCCGCTGGTGGCGAGTCATGGCTACGGGAGGGCGCGCATCAGCATCGCGAGGTTTCTGTCTCTGGATGATGTGAAGAAGTAACACGAGTTCAGGGGCCGTAAAAATGCGTGGTCGCGCATCACCGCCGCCGGTCGGTGCCTGAAATACCGGCATGATATTTATATTCTGTAGCGGGACGGGGCGGCCCATCGAATCGCGGAGATGGGAACACACGAGCGGACAGCTGGCAGGGTACGGCCAACCTCAGCCGCCGTGATTGCGATCACAGGCTGCCTCGCAACTTTTGTTCGGACGGCTGGTGACGGTCATACAGAGCTGGGTGGCGAGCGCTTCGGCGAACACCTCGGCCCGGAGCATCTGGACGCTGGCTGGGTGCAGGTCGCCTGAACAATGCCGGGAGGGTAAGGGTAAGGCGTGTAGACGCGCCCTCCCGGCTCCAAATCTGAAAGGAGAATCACCATGGCATCACGACTTGGACTCGGGAGAATCATCGGATGGGGGAAAGAAGCGGATCAGGAGGAGTTACATTTCGTCCTTCACCGTCTCACTCAGATTGCGCAGGAGCGGGCATCGCGACTCAACGCGGCAGACGGTCACGCGAAGGTGAAGCGCGCGAAGCGTCATCGCGACAAGCCGGAGGATATTAAACCTCCCGCGCCGGGTACAGGTACGCTGGACGCCCGTGATCTCTCCGTGGAGGCCTAAGCGTGAGCGTCACCGACCAATTCGGCATGCTGGGCGACGATCCCATCCCCTCGGAGGATATTCTCATCGAGGCGGCGCCGGAGGATCGCCCCGTTCCCTGTGCGAGATTGATAGGCGTAGCTGGAAGTGGGAAATCGTATCAGCTCATCAAGCGCACCACAGAGGACGATACCTATGGTCTGCTCAGTTCCACAACCGGAGTTTCAGCCGTGAACCTCGGTGCGATCACCGTCCACTCCACGCTGAAATTTTCCGACACGATCAGCCTCCGCGACGCGTATCTATGTGGCCGCCTCGCCCGCACGCTCCACGACATCGGCCAACGCTACCGCAATCTGATAATTGAAGAATATTCGATGCTGCATGGGGATCAACTGGACCTGATCTACCGCGGCGTGCAGGAAGCGAATCGCTACGGCGACATGCAGGATCGACCGCTTGGAATATTACTGGTAGGGGATCTCGCCCAGCTCCCCCCGGTGAAAGGGCCGTGGGTGTTCACCGCCGACTGCTGGGAACATTTCGCGACGCATACCGAGAGACTGGACAAAGTGTGGAGGCAAGATGGGGGACCATTTCTTGATGCTCTTAATCTATTGCGCAGCGGCAACGGGCCTGCTGCTGCTGACCTTCTTACTCGCGCAGGGGCTCATTGGCATACTCAACTGGATAACGAATTCGACGGCACGACCATCCTCCCCAAGAACGATATGGTCAACCGATTCAACTCCCTCGCGCTCTCCCGAGTCCCCGGAAAAGCGTTCCAAGTGACCTCCCGCCGCTGGGGCCTTCAGCGCCGCGAATGGGGCGAGAACCCCCGCACGCACGAATGGGGCATCCCCCCGCGATTGGACCTCAAGATCGGCGCCCTCGTCATGGTCCTCGCCAATTCCCCCGATTTCAGCGTTGTGAACGGCGACACGGGCCATATCGAGGAAATTGACCCATCCGGCCGGGTAATCGTTAAACTCCTCCGTACGGGCCTCCTGGCCCCCATAGCGAAGATCGTACGAGCCGTCGAGGAATCGGATCGACCCCCCGGATGGTCCGATTCCTCCCCCCGCATCGACGATTCCGAAGGCGCGGTATGGCACGCAGCACCGCATCGGCGACGGAAAAGTGGGCGGTATGTCACCGGACAGATTGAATACATGCCACTTAGACTCGCCTACGCGTCCACGGTGCATAAGTCCCAGTCCCTCACCTTGGACCGCATCCAAGTGGACATCCGCGATAGATTCTTCGCGCAGCCGGCGATGGAATACGTGGCACTGAGCCGAGTCCGAACTTTAGAGGGGCTCCGCATCGTCGGCTCCCCGGAACGTTTCGCAGCACAATGCACGATCGACGAAAGGACAACACCCTGGATATGAGCCTCATTCAACGATTCATCGACAAGCTGAAAGGAAAGCCGCCCGTCATCGACACCCTCTGGGGTCCGATCCCCGAGCGCGCCCGCCTCCAGGCCGAAACGAACCTCCGCCTCGACCCGGACAAGCGCGCGCAGGTGCTCGCGATTCTCATCAAGGAAGCGAAAGGGGACATCGAAGCGGGGAAGAAGGAATTCCGGCGGCGCTACCCTCGCGGGGGGCAAGTCTGATGCTCGACATGCTCGGCAACAAGATCCACGAGAAATCCATCCTCTACTGGCACCCTGACCCCAACCACGGCGTCATCTGCCAGGTCGCCCACGTCACCGACGGCGGCATCTCCATGGGCGACTCAAACGAACTCACCCCGCCGATGTTAGTCATCCAGGTGATGATCCCCGTGACCAACACTCCCCGCGGCAAAGAGCCGATGCTCACGCAATTCGTCTGCGCGGTGAATCCCACCGCCGAAGCGGCGATCGAAAAAATGATGGCGGGGCAGAGGAAACAGTGACAACACGGGCCAAGCCGGATCCGTATGTGATAGTAGTGCTTTATTTGTGTGGACTGAGTACCCGACAAATTGGCAAGCTACTTTCGCATCCGCACGGGATGATCGCACATATCGTAAAGGCCGAGGGAATTTCTCGTACTCAGTCTGCTGCTGCAATGTTGAGACAGCCACCAAAGAGCAAACATTGGAGAAGTTCTAGACAGGCGGCGCGTAAGGCATATCAGAGATATCATCAAATTAAGCTCACGTCGGATCAACATGTTCATCACATTAACCATAACCATACAGATAATAGAATTGAGAACTTGACCATACTGAATGCTTCTGAGCATACAAAGCATCACCATCCCAAGAATCCAATTCCTCGATGGCTCCGTCCGGATCGTCGTGAGTATATGAAGGCGTATCTAAAAGAGTATGGGAAGACATATAAGAGGAAGTTGTGACTTCGCGCCAAAAACCTGAGTCTTGCCGATCGTGCGCCTGCGCCAGCCATGGTTCAGACTTTTCCCGTGTGGATGGAACTGGCAGCAATGGAGTTCTTTTAGTTGGTGAGGCTTCTGGAGAAATGGAGGCGCGGGAGCAGCGTCCATTTGTTCAATACGCTCCGGCGGGTTCGCTTCTTGAACGCACGTTTCGCCGGATGGGAATGTCTCGCGAGCAATTCTCAATTACAAATATCCGCCGCTGCCGCCCTAAGAACAATTGGGTACTTGGCGCGCCATGGGAATATTCCTCCGCGAATCATTGCCGACCAAACCTTGATGCAGTGATTGCTGAGCGCAAGCCACGATGTATAGTCGCGTTGGGTGGAGATGCGCTTCGTGAGTTGACTGGCTTAGCGGGTCCAGCACGGGGCATTACCCATCTTGCTGGATATCCTCTCCTTGGGCCTAATTCTATCCCCACAATTGGGGACTTCCACCCAGCATTTCTGCGTCGCGGTAAGGCATCTCACCAAGGCCTCTTCGCCCGCATCCTCCGCCGCGCAACGGAAATCGCCGCCGGCCGCGACACACAATTCCAATGGAACATCTCCCCGGAGGATCCATCGTCCCATGCCCAACTCAACTATCAAACCCGTCCCACCACAGATGCGGCAATGGCGTTTGCAGCTTACGTCCTCGACCATCCACAGCTGCCAGTTAGCTACGACCTTGAGACGCAAGAATCTGCATCCCTTGACGAGGACGCAAGAGAAGGATTTATTGACACTCACATCCGACTTGTGCAGTTTGCTATTGGAGGTGCGGGCGCTATTGCTCTCCCATGGGAGCCTGGATTCCAGAAGGCGATTACGTCCATTCTTCACTCACCTAATACGAAGTGTGGGCACAATGTCTGGTTATTCGACAACAAAGTCCTCCGCGCGGCAGGTGAGCGCGAGGGAATTGATCTCGCGCCTGGAGGAATAATCCATGACACGCTTCAGATGTTTCATCATTGGCAGCCTGATCTGCCTGCCCATTTGCAGTTCTGCGCTCAGTTTGTATCCTTTCCGTTCCCATGGAAACATCTGGCGGGTACTAATATTGAGTTCTACGGTTGTGCTGATGTGGATGCTACTCTACGTCTCTACACATTCCTCGAATCAACGCTGAATCGTGACGGCATCCTCGGCGACTCCACCCTCGGCTACCTCGGTCAAGTCTACTCCGTCCGTCCCGTGCTCGCCGCCATGGAAGACCGCGGCATGCCCATCGACGACGCCGCGCGGATCAAACTCGACGAGGAATTCACCCTCGCGCAACGGGAGATCGGCACGGAACTCGCCTCGCTCGCGCCGGATGAGTGTAAACGCGTGCATCCGAAGCAGGGGTATAAGGGGATTCCTCCTGAGGTGAAAGAGACTCTCCATTCTCTCGGACGCGCTGATGAGCCATTGGAGTTTGTCAGTGTGAACCACATCTTCCGAGATGGCGATGACGGCGAGTATTACCGTTATGAACAACGCGAATTTACTGTACCAACCGTAGACGCGTTCTCTGGCGAGCCCGTAGCAATCCCCACGACCCGCTGGTGCCGCGTCTACGATTTCAATCCGAACTCTAAAGATCAAGTGATCGCGTACATGCGCGCGAAGGGGCATCGCATCCCCAAGTCGAAGGAGGAACATGAAGACGGCACGCAGAAGGACACGACGGCCGAGAAAGAACTTCGCCGACTTGCCGTCCGCACCGGCGATCAGTTCTATCTTAAAGTCGTGGAATATCGTGGATTTACTAAACTCCGATCCACATACATTGATGGGTTTAACCCTCAGCCTGACGGATGCGTCCATACAACCTTTACGTTCGCTCCGGCCATCGGACAGCTCTCTAGTCGCAACCCTAACATTCAAAATTTCACGAAGCTGAAGCCCACCGTCGCGCTCGCGAAGGCCATGCGCAAAATGGTCGCCGCGAAGCCAGGCCACATTCTCACCGAATGGGACTTCAAATCCTGCCATATCATCACCCTCGGATTTCTTGCGGAAGATCTGAACTACATGCGCCTCGGCCGACTCGACATGCACTCCTTCGTCGCAGGCCACTTTCTCAAACTCTGGGACGGATTCAAAATATTCAACGAATCCGACGATGAACTCCGTGCACGATTCAAATGGCTGAAATCCGACCCTGTCAGAAAGCGAGTCCGCGATGACCAAGCGAAACACGGTATCCTCGGGATCGGCAACGGCCTCCGCGCGAAGGGGCTCTACGAGCGATACATGGAAAGTTTTCCGCCAAGTCCGTGCCTTGACTGCCAGGGCCGAGGCACTGATGCGGGAGTCCGAGGACTGCGTAAGTGTCGCAGTTGCGCTGGTGTGGGGCAGCAATCTGGCCAGCGTACTGCCGAAGCCGTCCTCGAAGTCGCCGAAGCCCTTTTCCCGCGCATCTTCCAGTACCAAGAAGCGCAACGTAAAGAAGCGCACGAGTCCCAGCGCCTCGTCACGCCCTTCGGCTACGCGCGCCGCTTCTACGAAGTCTATCGCTGGGACGGGAAGCGGAACGCGTGGGGGCACGGGGACCAAGCAGAGGAAGCGGTAGCGTATCGGCTGGCGAATATCGCGTTTGGACACATACGGGAGAAATTAAAGGAGCTGCATCATGCGGACCTCGATCGGAAATATGGACTATTCAATAACGTACATGATAGCTTTATGTTCCATTTTGATGAATCGCTATTGGCCGAGCACATTGCAGAGGTGCGCCCCCTACTTACTACTCCTTCTACTGTGTTGCGTCATCCTACCATTTGTCCGGAGGGATTAGTCATCGACGTCGAAGGTGCCTACGGACACAACTGGGGAGAAATGACGGAAATCTCCATCAAGGATATTCCACTCCATGACGTTGTTGGACGTGAATATGCTCATTCGGCGTCCCCGGATCCTCAATAAACGCGAAAAACTCCTCCGTGCCGAGTTCTGTTTGAATATCTTGCAAGGTAATCGCGGGATCGGGGAGATCGCTGATCCGCACGTCGTACGCTTTCCCTAAATGATGAGGGTCCTCCGGTCCGGAGTGTATCCCATCGCACGCGCTGGTAATCGTGATGTCATGCCCGATGCTCGCCGCCACCGCTACCAGCCCGGCGAGAATACGAAATCCGCCGGGGGCGATTACACTAAACAGCACCCCCGGCTTGACTCGCACCACATTATCCATTCACTTACCGCTTGCGCCGAGCAGCTGCCAGGCTGTAATTCAGAGTCAGCGTGTCAGCCGGCGGAGGGACCACGGCGGATACCGTAAACGCAACCGTGTCCGTGAGATTATTCCCCGCGTCGATGACCGTCACGTTCGCGGTGCCTGCCGCCACGCACGTAGCAACGCCAGTCGTTGGATCCACGCTCACGATCGCCGTGTTGTCGCTCGAAAAAGTGAGCGGCCCGATCGGCTGAACTGGCACTCCCGCAGCCGTTTCCACGACCGCCGGATTGAACACATTCCCTACGCTTCCAGTAACAGGTGCTCCCATGTCATTGTCCTCTTTTCGTATAAGTTAGTACGAGCTTGTCGGCCGGGGAAGGTTTCAAATCCTCGATAGCCTGGGCGATGTGGTGCAGTCCCGCCGCAACCGCCTCACCGGAGATGAGAATGGCCCGCGCAATATCCCGATTGTCATCGTCGTCGTGTCGATCCGCCATTTTCGCCCTCCTCCACCACGGCCGCCAATTTATCATGACTCTCATTACGCGTATGTTTAATTCCGCACACTATTTTCTGCGGTTGTGTCGTTGTTCTAATCGTGTCGCCCATCGAACGTTTCCCTTTTCATAGTGTCCATTGTTGTCCATGCGTTCGATGGTCATCTTTGGATTAGGTCTGGGGCCCAACTCTTCCCAGAACGCCCGGAAGGATGAAAAGCGAAATTGAATTCCCCGTCCTCCGTAATCCTTGTATGATTTATTGTGAGGATTTCTGCATCGCTCTTGTGCGGCCCAATAAATTCGATGCTCCGGCATCTCAGATGCCAGCTTTCCATCGAATCGCCTTCTCATAGAAGTATCACCATGCAGGCAACCACAGGAACGAACGCTTCCAGATTGGAGATTTCCAGCGGAAACTATGGTGATTTTTCCATCTTCGCAGCAGCATATCCACATAATCTTCTTACGTTGCCGTCCCGCAGGCCACATTGCGGTAAGTCGGTTGAACTTCTTACCACTCAAATCATGGAATTTTGATCCGGGCATTATCCTGTCACCGCCGTGAGATCCGCTTGAAGAGACGCCATGTCGAATCCAGAAGGATCAACTCCTCGTTTATTTAACCAAGAAGGTGACAAAAGTATATATGCCTCATCCACATAACGTTGCCAAAAATCCCAGGTTAATTGCTGACGGGCTCCCCACGTGATACACGTCAGCATATTACTCGGATTGTCATACATCGGCACGATCACCGCATGCCCGCCCACAATCCCGCCGTCATTCGCCACCACCGTCCACGGCTTCCCCTGCGCGTTCTGATCCATCGCGCTCTGCGGCACGCTGAATCCGATATACGCGAATCCGAATAACCAAATCCCCTGCTGCACATGCCCCTGCGTCTGCGGATTAATCGCCGCGAACGCGTTCAATCCCACGAGCCCGGATTTCGCTGTCGTGCTGTTCCGCCATGCTTTCAACGAATCCAGCTCATTCTCACCATTATCCGTCGTCGTATCCCCCTGCACGTATCCGCCGTTCGCCTCATAATTCCCGAGAATGGTTGAATCCGGCACCGTCACCAGCCGCCCGTTGTCCATCGTCCAAATCTGCTGCGCGTGCCCCTTCGCCGATTCCACACAGCATCCCAGCTGGTCGTTCAGCATCATCCCCCAGTCGAAGTTGAATCCCCGACTCCAATCCACGCGTGGCGGCGGCACGGCCAGCTTCGGCGTCAGATAACTCCCGAACTGTAGCGTCCGGTTGTCAAACTTCGCGGCTTTTTTCCCGAGCTTCCGCTGGAGGGCCATCAGTGAATCTCGATCTCAGGATGATTGTTGATCTTGCACACTTCGTTGTAATCCGCCTGGAAATCCTTCACATTTTTATACAACTTCGGCACGACCGGCATGGTCTTCCCGCCCAGCGTGAGCGTCGCGCTCGCCATCTTCGTGCCCGCGCCCGCAGCCGGCAGCGCATTAATAAACCCCGCAATCGCGCTCAGTATGATATTCGCGAGCCCGATCACGATCGTCACGATCGGATTATTCCCGATATTCAGCGCGTTCAGGAAACTCTGGAAGTTGGACGAGATATCCACCAGAATCGTGCGAATCTTCGCGAGCAGCGTCGCCTTGTCCGCCGGATTCGTATCCGCGTTATACTGGTCAATCGTCGCCTTCAAACTATTCAGCGCCGCGTCGATCAGCACCACAATCGCCATCGCCGGGGACGGAACCAGCGCGCCCAGCAAACTTACAATCCCATTCACCGCAATAATCGCGGTAGGAATCCACGCGCTGATATCCGAGAAGATCCCGCATCCGGTCATGCTGAACGGCGCGGACAGCACGCCCACGAGCAACACCATCCGCCCCACAAATGTTCGCCTGTTCATAGTATCCTCGTCATCTTTCGACCATCCACTCCACTCGACCTCTTCCAGATATCTCTTCTTTCAGGTCTTCCCATTCGGCACCAATCACAAAAACACTCATTCATCTTGCCGTGCGGATAATGTTTTCGACTGTCGTAGGGCTTATCACCCCACCAAGTTCCGTTCCAGAGAATTGCCCCAAGCAGTCCGACAATCACGACCATGGCGAGAACGGACATTGTCGGCTCATCTCTCCTAGCGTCCCAGCTCGAACGCTGAATATACCCCGACGTACTGCAAGAACAGTAGAAATAGAAATAGGAATATGATGATTCCGACGCACACAATCACAGGCTGTGGGACTCCAGGGACCAGCGAAAGCAGCCATTTCCCCAGAATAATCATTACCGCGACGCAACACGCGAACACGATGAATCCGATCATGGCCGTGATGGGATTGAACAAAATCGCTGCGAACATTGACGCCTCCTTCACTCTTCCTCGTCCCTCAACTCAATCTGCTTGGTCCGCTGCTCCAGAATATACACCTTGTTCTGCAACACTTGAATGGCATTATTTGTGTCGTGTTTACTCAGCCGCAGATCCCGAAGCTCCATCGCCAGCCCGCCCTGCCCCTGCACGCCCAGCAATAATACCTTGATCGCCTGCAATTCCACCGCCAGCGCCTCGTACTTGCCATTACCATTCCCGTTACCATTTCCATTCGTCGGTTTCTTATCCATCCTGTCCATGAAATATTTCACGGACGCCCAGCCCATCCCGATAGATATGCTCGCGACAACCACCGGCAACATCTGTTCGAGGCTCAACCGCGCACCTCTGGCCCATTAGAATTTATTCCTTTTCCCCCTACGGTTTGGCAATTTTCGCATCCTCTTTCATCGTGCTCACCTGCACCTGCTGCATCGTCGAGTGCGTGTTGGAATCCTTTGCCGCAAGGCCGATCATCAGCGTTCCCACGCCGCCGATGATAGATAGAATCTGCGTCTGCCGGGGAGTGAGCGCAAGCCCGCTGTTGATGACAATGATCGGGATTCCGGCGAGTAATCCTCCAAGAGAGGTCATCCAATTCTGCGCGGTTATATTTATAGTCATCAATCTCCTTTTACTTCCAAAAGTGAAACACGAGCCCCACGCCGATTGCCACCGCCGTGTTGAGAAACAGCATCACCGCGCCTAGCATCCACATTCTCCCGTCCATGTTGCTCCGCCACAATTCCCCCGTGTTGATCTGCCCGCGCAGCACCTCATGCTGTACGTAATACTCCTTCGTGGTGAGAAACGCCGCGCGCTCCTCGGAAATCTGCGCCCGGAACTGATTCATCTCTTCCAGTCGGCGGTTCATTTCCGTCAGCGCCACCTTCAGAGCCCGCTCCGACGCGATCATTTCCGTTTCGATTTTCGTCAACCGATTCTGCACGTCCGGCCCGCACCCCTCGCTCATTTCGATACCCCCGTGGCCCTGACCGTCAGCCCGCCTTCCGTCATCGTGACCGTGTACGGCGTCCCGGCGGCGATCCCGGTGCTCGTCGCGACGCATGTATTCCCGTTCACCGTCGGCGTGCAGGTAATCTTCAGCGTCGGCGCGGGCGGGGGAGGCGGTGGAGGAGGCACTGCGCCCGTTACCACCAGCGTCACCGGAAGCGCCTTCGTCGGCGTCGTAAACTGCGCGATCGTCGCAATAATATTCCCGTGATATGTCCCCGCGCCGAGCCCCGCCGGATTCACCTTCACGGATATATAAAACGCCGTCGTCCCGGACACGGGCGTCGCACTCAGCCACGCACTATCACTCGCAATTGTCGTCGGCCACGTGCACGTCGGCACCCCGGCCGGTGGCGGACAAATCGACGTATCGATCACATGCGTAGTCCCGGCCGTCGGGACCGTCCCGCCGATCGTATACGCGAACCCTAGCGATTGTGGATTAAATCCCGGCGAATACGGATACTTCCCCGGCGGTGGGGGAGGCGGCGGCGGTGGCGTCACATCCGGCGGCGTGGTCACGTTCACAGACGCCGACAGCGTGCTTTCCCCAGCCATCCCCGCCACGCACGTCACGCACACCGAACTCACCTGATACCCGAACGTGGTCGATGCGGGGAGGGAAGAATCCGTGTAAGTCGTCGCGGCGGTCGTGCCCACCATCGTGCCATTCCGGTAGATATTATATTGCACGCCCAGCGTCGTGCTGGCCGTCCAACTGATCGCCGCGGAATGCGATCCGGTGAGTGTAACCTTCAGCGGACCATTCACCTGTGACACTGCGGCTTTATGCTGCTTCCCCTTGTTCCCGCACGCAACAAGAGACAGCGCCACGAGCATCCACGCGATCCATCTCCAGCTCATCCTACTGTACAAACCCGTGACTCTGGCCTCTCCCGATCGCCGCAGGCTTTTCATCCGCAATCTCCAGTTTCTTCGGCACCCAGCGCACCGAAATCTCGAAATCGCCCAGTTTCTTGAGCACCTGAACCAGCTTGCCGCTTCGATCTTTCTCGCTGATGCCCAGCTTCCGGAAGATATTCTGCTTATGAAAATTGACCGTGCGGATCGTTATGTTCAGCGCCGACGACATTTCCTTCGTGCTCCGCAACTGAAACATCAACTCCAGCATCCTCGTCTCCGTGCTCGTGAATCCTACAAATCCCACGTTATCCCCCCTTGTTAAGCCACCCGCAGGATACCCTTCTCCCGAGGCATATACAACCGGGTACTGGCTAAATTAGTATCTACTCCGTAGCACGCCCCTTGCCAAGCGCACGGCACCATCCCGTCGCACGCCGCCCGCGTCATCGGCAGCGCATCCCACGTTGTCGATCTCCGTTCCGAAATCAGAACACTCGCCCTTGCGCCCTCTGCTAAAATCTGCCTCAGCGTCTCCCCCCGCTGCGCCTCCGTCGGCCTCGCGACCGGAACATCATGCCACAGCCTCCCCGGCGCGCCCTCCGCGAACATTGCATCCACCCACTCCGCCGCATCGAGCGATTGCTCATCCGCGAGCCACACAGGAATCCACCCTTGAAATGTGGTCCCATCCTTATGCAGAAATCGTATCCGTTTTGCGTTCTTCATGGTCGGATGCCGCCACCCTCTCGCCCACGGGGACGCGCGCCGCCCATTCCGCGACTGTCCGATTTCGATCACGTGAATGGTCATGTCCAATCCCGTCGCCGCCATCTCCCCGGCGACGAACCAACTATGTAGCTCCCTCGCGAGGTCCGCCTCCGACCATTTATCTATCGTGACGATCCGGTGCAGCCCGTCTGCACTTGTAAACGCCAACGGTTGCCACGAGATCATGCTATTCAGCTTGATTTCCGGATGCTCGTCGAGGCGCGGGAGTCCCATCCGCCCAGCTGCACGAAGTATGGTGTCCAGCAGGGCACATAAATCCATCGCGAGCTTATATGAATCCACCCCCGGTGGCGTAACCATCCCCGGATTCGCAGCGGCTTGTAGAAATTCCGCTCGCGCGCCCTTGACCACCTCCGCCGCATCCCCGCCCTGGCTGATCGCGAGTATCCCCTTGCGCAGCACGCCATCCAGCAGCTGCTTCGGCCGAAGGTGGATAATTTCCCAGTCTGCTGAGAGGAGCGTCTTACGAGAGCAACTTTGCAGGTCCGTCAACGAAGCCGCGGTGAGGATCATTTCCCACCGAATGTCGTCGTCTTGCGCGTCTTTAGGTACTCCGCGCCCTTCTGTTTCGCATAACTCTCCAGTTCCGATTCTGGAACAGAATTAGGAATGGTGATCTCTTCGGGAACTCCCGGCACCTTCGCCCAGCGAATGCCCAGTGCATTCCGAAAAGTTATGCCAGAGGAGGACGCGGCAGTGGACGCTGCGGGTGGCGGAGGAATCTCCGCCTTCTGCCCCGCTGCCGTCGGCCCGGTCGCCACATCCGCGATCTCCCTCGCTGGCCGCATCGCATGAATATCTCCCATCAGGCGATTGGTCCGGCCCGCCGGCCCTTCGCCCTTCCGCAATTTCCACTTATCCCCGAACATCCGTAACCCCTGCGCGTCCTCCTCCGGGGTCAGCACACTCCGTTTCAATAATCCAGTAAGGAATCTCTCGGACGGGGTAGGCCGACCGTTCCCCGGCGCGCCGCCACTATTCTTCGCCTGCGACTTCTTCAACTCCCCCTTCGCCGAATCCTCCTCATCCCCAGCCTTCTTCGCGGCCTTATCCAGCGCGTCCTGCTCCTTCTGCCGCTTCATCAAATCGTCCCCGTGCTGGGTGCGCAACCGCTCCTTCTGCGCAGCGGCATCGTTCGCTTCCTTCTCGGCCTGTTTCATCTGCGCCTTGAGGGAATCCTGCTGATCCTGATAAAATTTTTCCTGCGCGGCGTCCGCCTTAAACTGTCGGCTCCCCGCTGCCTCCCGTTGCGCCTTCTCCGCCGCGTCCATCTGATCCTGAATCTGCTTCAGCTTCGCCTGCGCGGTGATCTCCTTCTGCCGCGCGTCCTCCAGATCTCGTAGATTCTTGGCGTGTGTCTGTTCGGACTTAAACCGTGCGTTCTTCGCTTCCTTCTCCGCCTTCATCCGTGCGTTCTGCGCGTCCTCATAGCGTTGGCGAATCGCGTCTTGTTCTGAGGCTTCTTTATTAAACGCCGCCTCGCGCTGCTTCGCCGCTCGTTCCGCTTCCACTTCTGCCTGCGGACGACGCAATCCCGCCGCTTCATCCGCCCGCCTCTGGGCGACCTTCTCTGCCGCACGTTTGGCGGCGACTTCTTCTATCGGCGGCTCGGGCGGCGGGGGAATCTTCCGCTCAATTTCAATCGGCCCGATGCTGTATTTTGATTTCAGTCTTACATCTGGAATGTGTTCCCCTATTTTACCGGCTACCTTTCCCGCCCCCTCCGCAACTTTCGGCCCGAACGCCGCCGCCGCCACCGCTGGTATTCCCTCGCCAACCACTCCCGCAACATCTCCCTGCTGAGCGCGCTCGCGAATCCCCGGCGCATCTAGCCCTGTCGCTGCGGCGAGTCCGGATCCTACAGAGGGAATAACTCCCTGCCCTTGATTTCGTGATTCTTCATATCCACCTGCCACGGATCGGATGACGTTCGGAATCGGTCCAAAACCCGAAGTCGCCACGGAAAACGCATCTGGCGTCTGCTTAACCGAGGGGATCATCGCCTTCGCCCCTGCTACTGCACCAGACACTAATCTGGAGATGGGACCTGTAGGCTGTGGGGTGGGGAGTACCGGCTTCGTGGCTCTCGTGCTCTCTCCTGCGCTTCGGGCGGCTGCATCAGTCTGTTGCGTCAGCGCATCGGGATGATTCGCGTCAAACCAGTCCGACCCACTATCCGGAGTATGGGTATCGAACCAATCCTTTTCCTGCCCCTTGCTCATTGAACTACCGTCGCGCCTAGAGATTTATAATGCTCGACTCGGTCTGTAGGGACATCCTTAGTCTGCCCATTCGGGGCGCGCATTTTCACCGTACCCTTCGCGCCGGAAGGACTCGGCGGCCCCGTCATCTTCTGCCCTCCCTTAATCTGCCCCCTCACCGCATCCAACTCCTCATCCAATGACCCCTTCCGATTCTCCATATCCTGTTTCAATATCTTGCTCGCCGCGAGCACGTTGGACAATGTCGCTCCCGGCCCCACCAGCGCGCCCACTTCTTCCCGCTGCTCGTTTGTCAGCACTCCAGTCATGTTCGGACTAGACAACACACGAGCGATTTCCGTGAGCGCGACATTTCGAGCTGTGTTATACGCCACCACCTCATCGCTCCCTAACCCTCCCGCTTGCACTTCGCGCAATGGTTTATTCACCCACGGCGATCCGCTATCCACAATCTTCTCCGCCGTCTTCTCAAACAATTCCAAATTCTTCAGCGCGGTATTCTCGAACGCCCCGACCGCCCCGCGCTGCACCTGCAACCCGCTCAACTCCCGCGTCAGCGCGGTGAGCGCGGCCTTGTTCTGCACGATCTGGTCCCCGGTTCCAGCGGACGGCTTCCCCTTGCCCGACGCGATCTGCCCGACACGGTTAATAATCTGCAACCGCGCGTTCGCCCCGCCCAGTCCAAGATTCGGCAGCGTTCCACCTCGCATCACGATATCCGCAAACGCGTCCACCGCCTCCGGGCTGATGTCCACGGGCTTTTCCTTCATCGCGTTCGCGTGCAGCTCCTTAATCGCGGCCTTCGCGTTGTCGTAATCCTTCTGCGTAGAGTCTGGGCCGAGGGTGAGGTTAGGCGGCAGCTTTCCACCTGCCAGCGCGGTGAGCGTCTGATTGAGATTCGCCGCGCGATCCGGCCCCAGCGGCTTCTGCGTCGCGGATGTTTTACTAGTCGTCGCCGCCTGATGATCGTCGATTTCCTTCGTGGTCGGCGTGCGCCCATGCTCGGACTTGAACGCATCCTCCCAGGAGGTGAACGGCGTCGCGGGAGGCTTAGCCTGCGCCTCTTTAATCTTCGCCGCGGACTGGATATCTGTCGTAGCCTGATCCATGGATAGCTTATGCCGATCCGCCATCATCGCCCGCTGCCCGGACATATCCATCGGCGCTGGCGTTGGCGCAGGAGGAGGGGGGACCGCCGCATTGCCGCCTGTGGCAGGGGGAGCTGCCGATGGCTGCGACGATCCCGGCGTGGGGGGAGGAGTAAGACCGTTACCACCAGATGCGCCGGATGCGCCAGCCGCGCCGGAAGAGGAATCCCCGCCATCCCCTCCCCCGTGCAGCTGCTTCGCCTTCTGCATAATCTCATGTACAGCCTTAGTCCCGTGCTGAAGCGCGATATCGAACAATCCCCGCTTCTGCTGCAATAGCGCCTTCTGATCCTTGTTCACTCCGGCGATTTTCTGGAACGCGTCCATCGACAATTTCGCCCGATTGGTGTAATCCGCGATCTCCTCGGGAGTGAGCGGAGCGCCGGTCTTCGGATCCACGCCGGAATCTTTAATCGTCAGCGCGGTCTGTGCGTTCTCCCAATGCATCCGCGCCTGCGCCAGCTGCTCTGCATGATGCTGCGCGAGTCCCTTTCCCACCGCTGACTCATCAAACGGATGCGTCCGCGACCCTGATAATCCGCCTAGCGCTTCGCTCACCGCGCTCGCGCGCGATCCAATCCCCCCGATCACCTTATCCTTCGTGCTGGTGGGAACATTCGGCACCGCGTTCGCGGCGTCCTGATCGGTCGGCGGAGGCGGAGTCAGCACGGGAACTGTGGATGTGTTGGTGTCGGCCATGGCTATTTCCCCTTCGACTTCTTCTTCTTCTCATACTTCCTCGCCTGCTTTTTATTCAGCACGCGCTCGCCTTTATGCACCTTCGCCGGGCCGGTCTTTTTCACCTTCCCGCCGCGCTTGAACGAAGACAATCCGACGGAACCGGGACCGGAACTCGCGAGCCCGGATAATCCCTGCGCCCCTTTTTCCGCGTGCTCGCCTACCTTTTTGAACGCCCCATCCCCGCCTTCCGCCATGATCCCTCCTCCTTAGCTATCCGAATATCGCACCGATCGCCGCTTGAATCGCGGCAGCCTGTTCCTGCGCGGCCTGCTGCCTCGCGTTCGTGGCAATGCTCCCCGCGTTGCTCGCCGCCGTGCCGCCGATCCCCGCCGCCTGCAATCCCAACTCCCTCTGCTGCGTCCCCACGTCCGCGATCTTCCCGCTCGTAGACGCTTCCGCCTGCGCCGCGCCGGGCCGCACGCCAAACAACGCATTATCAATCTTCGCCATCGTATCCGTCTGCTGCTGCTGATTCGCCCCCGCGACTCCTCCGCCGCGCGCCGTCCCGCTCGCGTTCTGCTGCCTCCGCGCCGCGTCCGCCCCGCTCAACGTCGCATTGATCGCCGGGGCCTCCGCCTGCTGCATCGCCGCGCGATTCCCCGTAGCGAGGCTCTTAAAATACGAATTCGCATCCCCGAGCCCGGACAATCCCGCGTTCGTCGTCGCCGTCCCCGCAGCGGTGTCCTTCTTCGCGGTGTCCATGCCGAAGTTGAATAAATTATTGAGATTGCCGATGGATTGATTCTGCTGCTTGGAATTCTTCCCGCCGATGCCGAGGAATCCTTGCATTACATCCTCCTACTTGGCCACGTACACAGGCAAAGTTTCCCGTACCATTCCCCGTTTCTCAGCCATCTCCGCGATGATGTCATTCGACGCAACCAGCATCCAGCCCCTCGCCTGAATCTCCATCATGAAAGCAAGCATCCGGTCAGCGAGTTCGTTCGCTACTTCTGATCCGCGCGTGGAAGGCCGGACCCACAACGGCTCCGTGTGGGGCACCAGCTGCATGACGATAAATCCCATCAGATCGCCATGTTCATCCTCCGCCACCAGCACCCGCGAGGTCGGACGATTCAGCGACATCCACCCGCGCGCGACAAGTATATCCTCGAACCTGTTCCATTCGTCCTCAGTAGCCGTCGGCCCGTCAATCCAGCGATAACTAACTTCCATGCTGCCCTCCTACTCGACTTTACAAGATGAGAATGACAATTCTTAATTTCATTTTGCCTCTAATGACTGATCGAATAGCCGACACAGGTGACGCTCGCCACGGACGCTAGGGATATCGTAAAGCTAGTGCTCGCGGAGCGCGTCGTGACTACCGGATTTGTGGCTCCGGTGTTGCACGTGGGACTCGACGGTAATCCGGTATTATCATCGGTCTGCCAAACGCTGATTACGCTTCCGGTGTTAACAGCGATGCTGTTGACTGTATAAGTGGTCTGCGATGCGGGTATGGCGATCACTCCAGAAGCCGCCGCCGCGCACGCTGCCGGCGAGGCCGTCCCAGACGCTCCTCCAAGTAAGCAGGGGGTGAAGGAATTGAACGACGGACTGCTAACCAAACTTCCGCCGGTTCTGGTGATTTGTCCGTTGGTCCCCACGAGTTTATTTTGGCAGGTGTCGTAGAGCGTGCCACCGGAAAGCAGAATAGCGACCGCGCTCACATTCCACGAATTCTCAATGTCCGAATTACAGAGATACGTGGTGCCGTTCGAGGTCAGCGTACCACCCTGCACGGCTGGGGCGGTTCCTCCGGGGATTTGTGTCATCAGATGATCTGCGTAGAGCGTGCCGTTATTTACGATGGCTCCCGTCGTTCCACTGCCGCCGCCTATCGTCGTGCCATTGGCGACGAATACGCCGCCCGAGTCGATCAGCAGTCCGGGGGTCGAAGAGATGTGATAGCCGCCGGTGTCCACCATGTAGCCACCGGAAAGTACGTGGAGTTCTGATCCCTCAACGCCGCTCCCGGTCATCGTCGAGCAGCAGCCCGTTACACTCATCCCCACGAAGCCGGTTTGCTGAATCTGGAGTTCCTTGGCCGTCGTCCACTGCGCAGCGTGCCACCCGATAAGGTTTGTAGCATTCGCGCTCGCCATCCACTCAAACACCGAAACGTTGTCGATGATTTCGCCGAACGCATCGTAGCCGGAGAAAACCGCCGTTGAGACGGCTGGGTTGATAAGTCCGTTTGCCGTCTGCTGGTACAAGCCATTCCATGAAAAATTGGAGTATTGATTCTTCAGGGTAATCGGAGGTACCACACCAAAGAACATGCAAACGTGTTGGCCATCGAATAGGCAGGTCGTGGTGTCGAAATCCGGCATCGGGTGAATAAAGGTAGAAAATTGCCCACATCCGTTCACAACAGGCCCAAAAACTAATTGCGTTCTAACCGCCGTGCCGATCCCCTTATTGATGAACGTCCCGGCACAGGGCATCTGAAAGATTCCACCACCGCCATTGACGAACGCATTCCACGCCGCCTGAAACGCCGCCGTGTCATCGTGGCCCCAGGCGACCATGCTGCTTACACCTGAATTCAGTGTGCAGTTGTTGCTGATGGTTATATTCGTGGCCGAATTTACCGTCAGGATGGTGCTCTTGGGACAGGCTAGGCCGCTTGCTTGCGTGGTGGCAAACACGATCTTGCCAACATCTGCTGAAGTGAAGACGCAAGCAATGTCTGAGGCGGAACAACTGACGGTGGGGCTGCCGATTGAAAAAGACGCGGTATAGGAAAACTTCGCGTCCCACTTCATTCCGTAATTCAAAGCATAGAAAACATTCCCATTTTGAAATGGAATCCCCGGTGTGTTGGGAGCTAAACCACCTCCGCCCGAGCCGCCGCCAACGTTCGACTGGGATCTAGCTACAGTAGCCACTAGCAGAAAAAGAAAAAGACCGGCCCATGAACGCATTGTACCTCTCACTGGATAACCGCTGTGACCTGCATCCCGTCCCCTGCTGTATCCGCGTCGATAAAATACTCATACAGGTTGAACACGTTGCGATTCAGCGCCGCGCTGCCGAGGGTAAACGTCTGCCCTGGGGATAGCGCCACGACAATCCCGCCCGTGTCGGAGGTGCCGCTGATTGGCTTCCTCACTATATACACGAGCTTGTTCGTCGTGTTCGCGCCGAGCATGCTTCCGCTCGCCTTGTAGGACTGGAAGATGATCTGCTGCGCCCGGCTCGTGTATTCATCCGCGCCCGCTGTCCCAGGAGTCGGCGTCTCCGGAGCGTTCACGTTTGTAGAGTCCACGAGGGACATGATGCTCACTGGGATTCCGGGAGTGACCACCGCAATCTGCCCCAGCGGCCATATCGGCCCCTGCTTGTCCTTGAATACTTGCGCCATGATTTAATCCTCCGGTCGGAGTATACTCTAGCTGAACTCGAAATGACCCGATGCTTTGACAAATTTGAGCGTGGCGCCATTCGCAAGTGTGTTTACATCTACCGGCGCAACATACAATCCCGCTATCTTAGTATTCGCAGGCCCATTTGAAGTTTCCGTCGCGCCAGCTTTCACCTTGGATTGCAACTCCGCATGACTCTTCTGCAACTCCGTATGTGCATCCTGCAACGAATACAGTTGATCGAGCACCTGCTTCAGCGCGCGCTGCGTCGTGTGTGGGTCCTTGAGCTGATCCGCCTGCGGGTACCAACGATTCTGCTTAGAGGGTTGACTCACGGTTGTTCGTACCTCCGAAATTCCGGCTGATTAAATACGGTGCGGTGCGTCCCCACGCCCCTACGCGAATTTCACTATCGTCGAGGAAAATCTGAAATGGATTCGCGCTGTTCGCGGTGAAATTGAACAGTTGCCCCTTGTTCGCGCTGACTACGAATAACGTTTTCTGATACGCGCCGCCGGTCGAGGGAAGGGTGATCGGCGCGGGGGATTGGCCATCGTACGATTGAATCGTCAGCGTGACCGCCGACGCCGCCACATACGCTAGCACCACCTCGCGAATATGCCCGTACCCGGACATCCCAAACGACGCGCCGAACGTCCTCCACGCAAGCATCCTCGCTGGCTGGATCGCGAAGCTCGGCTGCCAGAGGTATAGTTTCGTCGGCCCGGACTGCACGCTGAAGTCGTCTGCCCATGCGGTGAACAGTCCCATGAAATCGCTGACCACGGTCCCGCTGTTCGGCACGACCGCGACCGGATATCTCGTACGCGTGTTGCTGGAAACGAACGTTGTCGCCCCGAACACCGCCGCCCCGAGCGACATCGGCGTGAACGCAACTCCCAGCCTCGCCGCCGGAGTGAGGTCCACGAAGAAATCCCCCCATTGCTTCGGCGCGCGCACGTCCCCGCCGTCCCATTCGTTCGTCGCGAGAGTGCAGGGGATGGGAGTCGTGGCGCTGCCGAACGGATTGGCGAAGTCGTTGGTATTCTCCCGCTGCACGCAGCCGAACGTCGCGAAGCTGCCGAATCCCACCACCGCCGACGCCGCGAATAACGTCTCTGGATTCGTCTGCGTCGGAATCTGCTCCACGTGGCAGCCGGCGGTGATGCCAGACGGATACACGTCGTAGCACCACGCCATCCGCTGAACGTTCAGCGTGAGACAGCGGTACACGGCGTTTGTATCCTGATAAATAAAGTAGAGATATCCGAGGGAATAGAACAATCTGAACTGAAACACACGGTTGTAATCCGGCGCGGCGATGGTCACGCCGTTGTAGATGTAATCCACGCCTTGGCTTCCCTCGTGCGGGAAGAGTTCATATAAATCCGCGTCGGTGAGCGATCCCTGTGTGGAGGAATAAATCCCGTCCTTCGCGACCCAGTAGATATTCTGCCCGTCGTTGCAATGCGCGAACGGCGCGGCGATGCCTCTCGTGAATGGCTGCTGCACGATCGCGTACCGCTGCGCGGCGTTTCCCTGCTGCGGATATAACGCCCACCACCGTTCCGGCGACGCGACGAAGGATAATCCATCCAGCGTCTCGCCTCCGACAAGCGGCTCCGACGGCGGGGTGATCTCTAAATTGTACGTGTCCGGCGCGGCGTCCGGCGTGTTGTTCTTGCTGAACGACACCGTCCCCGGCCGGAACGGGTCCCCGCACGCGAACACGGTCCCGGTCGCGTCCGGCCCCCACATATACGGAAGCCGCTGCGCCGCGATGAACGGCTCCTGGATGATGTACGCGACGTTCGCTCCCGCGCCAGCGTTCTCCACGAATTGCAGGAGATAATTCGTCCCGGAAATCAACGTCGGCCGTGCCCATAGCGTGTACACGTTCAATCCGCCGAGTTGGATCAACGTGCCGGGGAGATAGCGGGTGATATCCGTGTCCATGGAAGAGACCACCGCGACCGTGCCGTTCACAATCGACGCCACGCCGAAATTCGGGACATCCACGCTCGGCCATGGCTCGAAGTTATCAAAGTCCAGCGCCTCCCCGGCCTGCGCGGCGGCGTCGTCAAAATTGTCGATGAACGTCGGGCTGCCGGTCGGCGTCGAGCCGATGAATCTCCATTGTGTGACCGCGCCGCCGTATCGGAAGATATCCCACGTGTCGATCTGTGGATCGTACGCGGCGGATGGGAGATACACCGTTACCTGCCCGCGGCGGGGGTTGACGCCATATCGCGACGCTGGGGAGGGATTCCCGATGACTCCGGTATTCCGCGCCCGTGGCCGCACACGATATAGTAAGGGTGCGCCGATATCCCCGACGTCCGGCTGATACCCCCCGAACACGAATGGCAAATCCGTCGCCACGTTGATCGTCCCGCTCGCGTTCCATAGAAATTGTATCTTCGTGAGCGTTTGAAGCGACTTCGTCTGATCGTTCCCCACCCGCGTAAGCGCACTAATCGGGAACACTACCTGCGTCCACTGTCCGCTGCCGGGGAGCAGCTGCGTGCCGCTGGTCGTGTCGATGAATCCGGCCTGCGCGCTGATGGCCGCCGTCTCCGCGTCAATCCCTGCGCGCTGGGACGCCGTCTGCGATGTGGCAAGCTGCGTCGCGGAGTTCGCCACCGCCGCCGCGATATCCGACGGGCGGATGGTGTAATAGTAGAAATTCTGCGTGAAGCTCGCGTCGCCGACGTCGAGGAGGAATTTCAATTCCGTGAGATTCGCGAGGGTGTCGATTTTAATCCCCAGCGAGATGTAATCCTCCTCCTGAAACGACGCGCCGGAAAGGTTGAACGGATTCGCGGGGACGGTCACGCTGGTCATCGTGCCGATTCCGGTGGTCACTTGGTACGTGGTATCCGGGTCGGTGATCGCTTGGCCCGCGACCGGAGGCGTCGCCACCCCGCCGCTCGGCAGACTGTAAAACACCTGCACCGTCGCGCCGTCGATCGTGAATCCGCGAACATGCGTGCCGAAATTCACCGCCGCGACTGTGACGCCAAAGTTCGCCGCATTGACCTGCGCCGGAGTCCAAGTGGTGCCCCAGAGGTCTATATTAGAGCCATAAGTAACCGGGTGTATGCCGCTATTGAGGGAGGAATGGTCCGGTCCGAATTGTAATCCCCCCTTCAGCGCAAACACATTCCCGTCGCCGATGTCAGTGTCCGCCCTCGTGCGCCAGTTAACAGTGAACGCGATCCCTAGAATAGTCGCGGCGGCTGGGACGGCTAATCCGAATTGCGTGATGTTCAGATTATCGCTTATGAAATCCGCTCCCGTCACCACGACGAAGCTGGAGAATCCCGGCGTCCATGTGGGTCCGCCGCCGCCCGCGTCCACCGCCGATACCGCCGTCCCAGTCGCAGATTGCGTAACCGGCGTCGCGGAGATGACGGAGATTGCGGGGACAGTGGTCAGCGCATCGGCGGTCGTGTGATTCGCCGTGGTGGAAGTCTCAATAGAAATCCCGCCGTTCGGCCCGGCGCTGACGCTCCACACGTAACAAATCTCCGCGCCGATGACGATCATCGTTCCCCGGCGGAGGGTGGACAAAAGTGCGTTCTGGAAGATCGATCCGCCGCCCTCGCTGGCGAGTCCCGCCGGCACGATCACGCATCGCCCCGTGGCGCCGGAGAAGTAATAGATGGACTGAATGGTCAGGGAATTCGGCAGCGCCGCGAACACGTCCATGACCATGAACTGCACCGCGTTGATGAGCACCGTCTGGAGTTTCTGATACGCGGCGGCGGTCCCAACCTGCACTGTCCAGATCGCCGCGCCGGTGGGATCCTGTAACACTACCCCCGCCGTGTCGCTGACCCGATTCGATGTCCCCGGCGCGCCCGCTGTCCCGCCTTGTGTGTATCCCGGCGCGCCGATTAGATTAATGTAATTCTCCTGCGGCGCGGCGTCCGGAGCGGATTGCGGCTCGGCGATTCCCACGTTGTTCACGGTTACGGTATTCGCGAGGCTTGGAGCGGAGAATTTCTTATAATCCCCACCGTTCGCGATATACATCCACGGTTGCGTAGAGGCGTTCGGACGGAAGGGGATAAGCGCCGCGCCGTTCGCGCCGACTCCCCCGGCCAGCGTGCCGACGTTCACCCCCGTGTCCAGCCACACCTTCCCGGCGGCGTCGTACGCCAGCGTGCGAGGCTGATTGCTAGTGGCAAGCGCCGCGTACGTTCGCATGTCGGTGATGGGGAAGAGCGCGCCGGATGGGCTGGCGGTGAATGACGCTTGCGCGCCGGGGCGGGATTGAATCGTGCCATCGGTGTAGCCGCGAACGTTGATCGCGATGGGATATTTTCCGGGAGGAAGGGTATCCGGGCGGCCTTTCGTCTTCATCCCGAGGAACTGGAAGCGGAATCCCTCGTTTGGCCGATTGAACTCGTCGCCCATTACTCAGTCACCTCGGAATCCATAAGCGGCGCGAGATCCTTCTCTCGCTGCGACAAATCCGCCATGATGGTTTGATACTCGCCGAGTTCGCGCAGCTTGGAGTTGTACATCGCGGCCACTTTGAGGAAGCGTTGGAACAGGGGCATCGTACGATTGAACTCCTCGCCCCCTTGTTTCCAAGCCGCAATGTGTTGGGCATAATCTAGCATCACGTCGAGAATATCCCTTGGCACTTGCACGAAATCCGCGTCCAGAACCGGAATCGGCGCATTCTCGACCACCGTCGCGGTCAGCGTGTACGCTCCCCCGTCCGCGATTGGCGCGAGGGCGAGCTTGTTTAATCCCGCGTGGAGGATTGTCTGGGGCGCTCCCGGCGCGGCACCCTGCCATCCCGTGTTATACGTATCCGCGCCGCGCACGGAATCAATCTGAATCGGCACGTTGTTCACCCGCATGGCGAGAAGCGCGGGGGCGGCGGACAGCGCGGCGAGCCCTAGCCGATACCGCGACTCGCAGTATTGCGCGCGTGGGATATCCTTCGCGTTGGATTCCTTGTTGAGAAGATTCGCGAGCGCGCCCCATTTCACCACATGCGTCCAGTCATCAGGGATGGGGATGGTGGATGGCGTGCCGACGGTGAGCGTGCCACCCGCTTCGATCGTCAGGAGGTCGTAATTCCCCGCGTACGCAGGCGGCACGTCCGTGTCGAAGCTAATCGGCGGCTGGGCGGATAGCAAATACGCGAACGGTGTGCCGGCCGGGGCGGTCGTATACCCTGAATTGAACGCCTGCTCCGCCCAGGTATCCTCCGGCCACATGGTAGATGCGGATTGCGTGGGGAAGAGTGTGGACGGGACGTATGCCATCCGCCGGACGTCGATAACCATGTCGGGGAGTTGGATGCGGCCCGCGACGGCGGGGATCAATCGTTCAGTGATCGTGCATCCGGTGATGCTGAGTGTCTCGTCCCGCTGCCGCGCGACCGCGTTCAGCACGTCATCGGCGGTGAACTGGAGGGATACGCCCGTCCAGGGATTCCACGCGACGGCTTCGAGCAGGTGATATTGGATAATCGTGTAGAGATTCGTGTCGAGGACGTTCAATGACCGGAGAGTATTAGTGAGTGTGGTGATGTCGTACCATGTCTGCCCGGCGACGGCGGGGAACGTGAAATCCCCTCGCCAGAACGCTGTCAGCGCATTCCACGTTCGCAACGCTTCGGTAATATATAAATTTAATTCCGCCGGGGACCAGAACGTCTGCGTGGGATCATACAGGCGATTGGCGAGTTCCTGCCGCACAGTGCCGAGCGTTGTGTAGGAGTATGTCGCCATGCGTCATTTCTTTCCGCGCTTCTTATCCCGCTCATGCTTCCGAGCCATCTCCCGACCCTTCGCCGTTTCCTTGTTCCCGCGCATCGCGCCGAGCTTGTTCATTATTTTATAGGGAATATCGCTATCGGAGCCGTATCGCTTCTTCAGTTTCTCCTCAAGAAACTTTGGCATGGTCAGCCTCCGATAGCCGGACTCACCGGATCGCTCGGCAGCGGCAACCGATTCACCCCGCCAGGAAACATCCACGGGTAGTTCACCCACCGCAGCAGCGTTTTCAGCGGGTCATTCGGGAACTCGCTCGCGATGTCATAAAAAGTCCCCGCGGCCGCAGGTGCTTGCGGAGACAGCACGATATTCGGCTGCGGCGGCATGCTATTCGTCCGTGTTGTCCGGGCGCGAGGTGCCGAGCCCTTCGCGGAGGGCACGGTTGAACTTATCGCACATGGAATCATCATGCATCGGCTGCTCGCCGCCGCGAAGCGTGTCCTCGATATCCGGCGTCTGGTAGCAGTGAATCCGCGGAGCCATCATCGGACGCTCGGCGGCGATCTGCGACGGATATATTTTATCCCGTGCGGGGCCGGAATTCGGATTCGGTTTATACGCCATGACAATCCTCCTTAACCTACATAGGAAAGCAACTCAGCGACAAAATATCGCTATCCGTCATGGCGTGAGTGCCCATGACGTCGGTGTAATTCTGAAACGTGGCGGATGATACGGTAGATACGGTCTGGAGCACGGTCGCCTGATTGGTATTCTTCGTCGTGAGATTCGTCGCGGTGCAATTCCATCCGGTCTTCGCGACGGGCAGGCCGATGACGCCAGTGCCTGTGTTGCTCGTCCCCACGTTGATGCGAAACGCGGTCGTGCCGTTTGGATTCGCCACAATCGCCGCGCCCGTGCCGAAGCCGGAGGATATCGTCGGCGCGTTCAGGGATAGATTCGCCTGCCACACACCGAAGATACGGGTAAGAAACGCCCCTCCGCCTCCTGCCGCTACGACTCCCTGCGTACAATCCGAACAGAATAATTGCGATCCGCTTCCGGCGATCGGCAGCGTTGCGAACGTGTATCCGACCGAATCGCTGCGCTGCACGATTACATCGTTCGGGCTTCCGCCAGAGTCGAAGGTCGCCACCGGATCGCCTTGATTATTCTCGTAATAGTTGACGAGGGTGTGGGTATCCACCCGCGAGATACAGAAGTGGATATGCAGGCAGGTATTGTTAATGAAACGATTGCCGCTTCCGTTCGTTGCGATGCCTGCCGTGTTATTGAAGAAATATGCCGCGTCCACGGAACTCGTGATGGTATCGTTCACGAAATTTTCCGAGACGATGTTGTCAAGAGTATGCTGGGCCGCGACGGATGTCAGACACACGCCATAGGTCGCCCCGGTCTCGGTGCCCGCCAAAACGATAGAGTTCTTGGAAATCTTGGCCGAAATGGTTTCACCTTTTATATTGATGGCGCAGAATCCGGAAGACGCGGTGGTGGTTAAGGTGATCCAGTTGCTTTCGACGGTTAGCACAACTGCGGTGGCCATCTGCATGCCGTCATTGTTGCCAAAGCCCATGATATTGTTAGCGTAAGTTCCTGCTCCTATCACCCCCGGTCCGTTCGCGCCGCCGCCGAAGATGGAATTGTTGGTGATGAGCGCACCGAGCGCGGTCTTGAGCGCCGTCCCTCCATTGGAATGAGAAATTAAATTCCCGGTCATGACCAATGAGTTGCCGCCAATGGTGGATCCATCCACAAGAATATGAGTGCCGGAATCGGTGATATAGTTGTCGTTAAACGTCGGCTGGCCGGTGATGACGATGCCCGTTCCGCTTGCGGTGCCGTCCCCGGCGATGTGATTCTCGGTGATGTATTCTAATCCGGAAATCTCCATCGCGTGCGTGCCCCAGTTTTCAATGTCATTGTGCTGGATGTACACCCATAAGCCCGCCGCGTTCTTGATTGCATCCCCGGCTTCGTTGAGGATCACGTTGTTTTCCGCGATGGTGTTGTTGAATAGCACAAGGTCGTTGCTGGGATTGATTACGATTCCGTTTCCTGTGAAGGACGCTTTCACGCCCTCGAAGTGGAGATATTTAATAACGTTGTTCGCTCCGTTCGTCTGGACCTGGTCGATATTAGCGGCTTTGGTGAAGGTGGTGATGCTGCCGGGGCAGCCGACGAGGGACGCGCTGGAATTGTTGAGATTGATATTCGCGGTCTGGGAGACGGACTGGCCGCAGAAGGTGAATACGGTCGCTTTCGTGGTGGTGACGGCGGTGGAGAGTGTTTGCGCGCCGGTCAGATTATCGCCCCGGCAGATTCCACCAGCGGCCGGCAGTGCGGCATCACATGCGTTCATCTTCGCGCCGAGGTTCGCACCCGCGATCCCAGCCATGTCCAGCACCACGGTCCCGCCGGAGATTGTGGTCGCGGCGGAGAAGTAGGTCGTGTCGCCCGCCGCGCCGGATACCGTGGCGGTGCTGCAAGTCGGGCAGGAGATCACGCCAGTGGTGGTGATCGGGCTGGGCGTGACGACGATCGGTGAAGTGGCGGTGAAACTGGTCACCGTGCCGCTGCCCCCGCCGCCTGCGCTAGTGAGGATGAACACGTCGGAATAAGTGACCGGGCCGGGGAGCCCGCCGCCGGTCATGGTGATGTCGTACTCCCCGTTCGCCGCGTAGAATATCCACCGCCCGTTGGAGTTCGCGGTGAAGGGATTGGACAGGGGAGTGGAGGAGCCGGTGGAGAAGATCGTCGCCGCACCGCCGCCGTGAACGCTAACGCTGACCGTGCAGGAGGGGAAGGAGCCCTGTACCGTGTTGGTCGAGGATAGTCCGGAGGTGACGACAACCGTCGCGCCTGCCTCGCACCACCCCTGCGCGTTCGCGAGCTGCGCACGGGCCGGGAGCGCGGAGAGTAGAAGCAGGGGAAGCAGGTATAGAAACCGTTTCATTTCACCCATCCTCGGGACTGGACTTCTCCCATGATGGAGTCTACACTGCTTCGCCCGTAAATCATTGGACAATATGACCCGGATTCCAGAATCGCAGGGGGACACCACGCGTGCGACATCTCCTCCTCGAAGGATAGGAATCCCGACCGGGAGATGGAATCGCCACGCGGGCGCCACCACATCGCGGTGGGGACGTTGAGATAGGTGGAAATGATCCCCACGCCGGCTTGATACGAGATTAGAAATTTAGAATTCTTCGTCACGGAGAAGAGTTCCCCGATGGTGGTCCGGCCGATGAGGTCGATCCAGTGGGAGGAGGTGCCGTTCAGCCGCGGCGCGAGCATGTGGGTGTAGTAATCGTGATCGTATTCCGCGCCGACGACGACGATGGGCAGGCCGAATTGCTTGAATATCCGCTCCCCGAGTTCCACCCATTCCGCAGGCTTCCATAACATGTTGCGATTATGCCCTTCGATGGTGTTGCCATGTAGCGGACCGGGATAGAACACCGCGAACGGGCCGAGTTTGGACCGCACCATGGCACCGTACGCGAGTTCTTTCGAGGTCAGGCGGAAGTGGGAGAATATTCCCCAGTTGATGTCATAGTGCGGTAGCCATTTCTCCAGCCGGATTCCGCGTTCGAGCGGGGCGTTGGGGATCAGCACGGTATAATGCTCACCCTTAAATATATAGTCTCCATCTTCGATGTAATCCCAGTATCCGCCGGGAGTGAAAGGCGGCTTGTCCGCGCCGGAATTGTTCAAGAGGCCGTAATTCAGCCGCATGTCCACGGACCGGACGAACTCGAATCGACGGAGAAAATCCAGCGCGCGGTCTTGCAGCATATTGCGCTCGGAACAGGTGAGGAAGACGTCGATCGGCTCGCCGGGGGCGAGTTTATCCCGGATGGCTTGGATTTTATGCAGCGCCCACACGCTGTCGCCGATTCCCTGCGGGAGTAAGAATTTCATTCGTTTCTCCTGTGATCCGTACGGATGAGAATATTCCCCGTCCCGTCCGGATAGTACGCCCAATCGACGCTTCCGCGATTGAGATTGTGCAGCGCGTTGAAAATCCCCCGGCAGACTTCCGTATCCTGCGCGTCATCGCATAATATCCATTTCGCGCCAGCGTTCCACGCGAGGGTGACATCGTGGGTGACATATTCCGCCGCGTGATTCCCGTCGATATGCGCGAGGTCGTACCATCGGCCGGGGAGTTCTGGGAGGGTGAGACTGTCCGCAACGATGATCTCAGAATGATAGCCGTGCTCGCCGAGGAGATCGGATACGAATTTCGACGGACGGACGGTGAACTTTCTCCCGTATTCGTAATCGTTGTCGATTCCGGTGTAGGTACAGCCGAGCGGGGAAACTTCGAGAAAAGCCAGCGCGGCCAGTCCCTCGCCGATGCCGATTTCGCAGATGGAATTCGGCTGAATCGCGGCGGCGATGGAGCGTTTGAACGAGACGTATTTCGCGGAGTCGAACGCGCGCGGCTCACGGAACGGGCGGAGAAGGGAATCTGCGACGCTAAACGGCATGGATCACCATCAGCTTGCTCCAAGGATCACGTTCGATCTTGAAATATTCGATGTGGATGTCGTAGGGGAGATGGGGCGTGATGCCGCGCGGCTCCAGCACGTCCTCGATCACGTAGATGCCTCCAGGGGACAGCAAAGGGACGAACGTTTTCGCGGATTCAATTTGATGATGAGATTCATGCGATCCGTCGTCGATCATGAAGTCGATTTTGTTACCGATGCGCGCACTGGCATCGAACAGCGATCCCGAACTTGCTTGATCGCAAGGGTAGGAGTCAATCCGCTCTTCGTAAATCAGCTTCTTCTCGTCACAGTCCAGACCGTAGATCATCGCGAGGGGGAAGTAATCCCGCCACATGCGAAGCGATGCGCCGGTGTCGATGCCGATTTCCACAACCTTGCGGATTGACTCCTCGCGACCGGCGAACAGGGAGTGGTAATAATGCGTGTATCCATGGCCGAGAGGTTCCGGTCGCTTATCTGTGCCGTATTTCTCCGCCAGAGCGCATAGAGGCGTATAAGTCACTTCCATATGACTCCAATGCCTCCGCCGGAGATTCTCCCGTCTGGTGAGGTTCCCATGCCCTGCCACGCCTGCGCGGAGGCGAGGTCCCGGCCGATGATCTCCACGGAGGGGTGGCGGAAGGCGATATCGTTCCAGATGCGGACGATATTCGGGATGAGGATATCATGGAATCCCACGAGCTTCTGCGCGACGGGGTACCACAGGTCGAAGTCCTTGCGCGGCGCGTTCCCGTCGTGGTCTGCGTCAATGAATACGACATCCGGGTATCCGCCGAGAACGTCTATCACCCGGCGGAAGGTGTCGATGTCGTAGCTCGACCCGCGGATGTAATGTACGCCTTCTGTCGGGACCCCGTATTGCGGATTGTTGATGTCCACCGCGACGACGGACGGGATGCCGGCGGCGAGCATATACCCTGCGTGACCCGTGCCTAGTTCGACGTAGGATTTCGCGCCGGCCGTGAGACAGATGGACACCCAGGAGAGAAATTCCGGCTTGCGCTGCCCGAGCCGCGCGGTATCAAACTCGGGAAGTGAGGAAGATGGTCGCGCGCCGGTTGTCGTGTGCATATGCCACCTCGGAGGAGATTAATTTGTGCCCCGCCGCAACGAGTGTTTCCGCGAAGAGGCGTTCGGATACCCAGAGATTATTGCCGAATGAGGGGGAGCCGTCGTTGAACGTCTCGCCGGAGGTTGTTTGCATGTCGAATTGCGCGGTCTCGCCGAGGGAGAGGAATTTCGGGAATAGTTCCAGCCAGTTTTCGAGGTCGAAATGTTTCAGGAAAGCGTGCGCGCAGACGAGGTCATAGCACAGGCAGTTATTGGACAGAGTACGGACGTCCATCTGCTCGAATTTCAGTGTGGGATTGCGGCGCCTCGCGTAGGCAAGCGCCTCCGGATTCGCGTCGATGCCCATATACTCCGCATGGGGAAACTGCGCTGCCAGCATGCCTGCGAAGATGCCAGTGCCGCAGCCGAGTTCGAGGATCGTATAAGGCGTGAGGTGCGAGATCAGGGACGCAAGATGCTGCTTCTCATGGATCAAACGAATCCAGGTGTCATCCTCCCGCGCCAGCACCTCCCCGCGCAGGACTTCGCTCACATCAGGGTATTTCAATATCCACCTCCGTTCGGCAGCCCGCGCAATACAGCCGCCGGATCGGTACCGTATTTGTGGATGAACGATTGAAGATCATGTCCCCAGATGCCCACCGCCGGATCGCCGAACGCGGTAGATTGATTGTGCAGGTGAACGTAGGGGATATTCGGGACAGCCAGCACGGGCGGGTAGCCGAGACGTGCGGTAAGGACCGGATACTCCATATCGTAGAAGATTCCGTCGTGCTCGCCGAAGCCGCCGATCTCCTCCCAGATGTGAATGGGAATGACGAATCCGGACGGTCCGAGCCGCGCGATGGAGATGATTCGGTCGGTGACGAAATATTTCACGAACCAATCAGTGACAGTCGTGCCATCTTCGGAGCCGGGGGAGCCGAAGTAGATGGGAGACACGCCGCCGGGGAGGAGGATTCGCCACGTGGACTCGGATTCAAGATCGCGCTGGTCCCATTCCGCCGGGGAGCGTTCCCAGATGGATGAATTCCCCGTGCGGACAAGAGCTTCCATCGCGGACAATGTAATTCCCGCCGCAGGGGAGGATTCTGCATACGCGAGCCATTTGGAGAGGTCGCCGGAGTTCTCAGCCAGTGGGGAGAAGATCGTGTCATCGTGAAGGCAGCACACATGGGAATGGCCGAGCTGCTGCATCCAGCGGATCGCCTCGTTGAAGCAGCCGTTGATCCATCCGGTTGAGTAGGTATGGAGAACTTTCACGTTCGGCTGCGACTCGAAATATCCTTCGGGGACTTGCGCGCGGTTCCCCGGCCATACTTTTGACGAGGTGGCGAACGCGATATGCACGGGGAGGGTAGGCTCCATCCGGCGGAGAGAGCGTAATGCGCGGACCATTTTGTTCCCGCCTGTGGAGACGAATACGACGCCGACGCTCATGCGGACCTCGCGAGTTCCGGACTATACCACGTGAAGAATCTACCTTTGTAAGCGGTGCGGTATTTATGCGCGATGGCTTGGCTGAAGTTCCAGGCGAGGATCATCGTCGCGTCGGGTTGCTCAGCCAGCCAGTTCGCCACCGGGACGACTTGAATGCCCGTGCCGGGGATGAATTTCCCCTGTTTCGTCGGCGTGTCGTCCGCGATGATGGACATTTGGGCGTTCGTGATCCCGCAATAATTGAGAAATATCGTCGCTTTCGCAGCAGCGCCGAATCCCGCGACTACGCGATCCGCTAGCATCTCGCGGGTGGCGAGTTTACACTTTTCCACGCGGGATGAGAAATCGGAATAATACCCTGGGGAGTGGATGAAGAATGATTCCTGCGAGAGGATTAGGCTGGTGGAATGGCCACGCGAGCCGATCTTCGACGCCCAGATGCGGAGGGAGCCGCCGTGCGTGTCGATCTTTTCGGTGCGGATGATGGTCATCCCGTGGCGGGTGAAGAGACGATCCAGCGCGGTCAGGGAGAATTGATAAACGTGTTCGTGATAGCACTGGTCGAACGCCGTCTTCGCGAGGAGTTCATAGAGATATGGGACTTCGATAATCACTGTACCGTCCGGCTTCAGCGCGAGGGAAAGGCCGAGGACGAAATCGTTCAGGTCCGGGACGTGTGCAAGAACGTTGTTAGCGTGGATGATATCCGCTTGCGGGCCGAGACCCTTCGCCATCGCGGCGGAGAAGAATCCCCGCACGGTGGGGATGTCCAGTTTCGCGGCGGCGTCGGCGGCACGCTCGGACGGGTCGATGCCGAGCACGGGGATCGGGCCGTAGTGCTGGAGGAGATAGCCGTCGTTTGAGCCGATCTCCATCACGAGGGAACGATTATCGAGGGGGATGCGCTTGCGGACGGATTCGACTAGGGATTTCGCGTGGGCCACCATCGGAGAGGAGTACGAGGTGAGGTAGGAATAGTCGGTGAACATTTCCTCGGGAGGGACGGTTTCAGTGAGCTGCACGAGCGAGCAGGTCTCACATAGTGCGAGTTCCAACGGATACTTTTTATATGATTCATCGGGGGAGTTCAGGAGAGAATTCGCCAGCGGCATTTCGCCGAGGGAGAAGATTGGATGAGTCCTGCTGCCGCAGCTTCGGCAATTCATAATTGCTCCAGCGCGTCGCATACGGCGGAGACGGCGTGATCCATCCCCTCCGCGTTGTTTCGGAATAGACGATGAGACGGGTAGAAGTGATTATAGGTCCCGTGGATGCCGTAGTACGCGGCGGAGTTGCCGGGGAGGATAACCCAAGTGGGGATGCCCATGGCGCCCGAGAGATGCGCGACGGCCGTGTCCACGGTGATGACCAGTTTCAGCGTGGAAATCAGCGTCGCCGTGTCTAGCCATTCCCCATCGCGGTCGAGGTCAACGATAGGGCGATTCTCGCAGATATGAAACGCCTGCGCGGGAGAGAGGGAACGATTGCGGCGGGGGATTTTCTCCTCGCCAGCGGTGATACATAGGCCGATGTTATCCGTGGGAGGGGATTCGAGACGGATATATCGTTCGGTGGGGATTTCGGATGTGTCCCGGCAGAAATATCCCCCGAGCGACAGCACACACGTGTAGCAGTCATAGTCCGACGGGATCAGCGTCCCCTCCAGCCCTGCCACGCTCCCCGCAATCAATCGGTCGAATCCGTACATCCCGTCGAGGAGCGAGTGCATCGACGCGGGACACATATACGTGACCGTCGCGCCGAGGCCCTTCAGCTTGGGGATCCAGCGCATGTGGAGAAAATTGTCACCGAAGCCGCCGCCAGATAACACGAGGATGCGTTTATTGAGGAGAGAGGATCGCCCGTCCCATTCCGGGATGATGTTCTTCACCCATCCCCACGGCGCGTGCGAGCGGGAGTAAATCGGCCACGCTTCGAGGAATCGGCCCATGCGGAGGAGGGAGTCGGAATACAATATCGCGGCATATGGATGGTCGGGATTGATGCGATACGCTTCTTCCGCGAGTGAGAACGCAGGGTAAAATTGCGATTGCGATTCGAGAATCACCGCGAGATTGATGAGGGTGGTAGGAGTGCGTTCAAGGCCGAGGGCGTGCCGCGCGGCGATCAGCGCGAGGTTCGTGCGGCCGGAGAGGAATAACGCGGAGGCGTGATTGGACCAGTCCAGCCAGTCGGAAGTGTAGGTAGGAGGGGAGAGGAATTTGTGGACATCGGCTTGCGTCATGAATGATGCCACGCAGCCATCGGCGCGGGTTTGATAGGAGTCGGTATCAGGAGTCATATCCTTATTGTAATAATAGTGCTACAATGCCCCCATGCCTGCACATCGAGATTGGCTAGTTCGCTTTCTTGAAAATATTTCAGTAAACGATCAAACCGGATGCTGGGACTGGATTGGATCATGCCAGCCCTCTGGCTACGGCCAGTTAAATCTCCAGCGCGAAGATGGAGCAGCCCGTCCTGAACTTGCCCATCGAATTTCCTACCGCGTATTCCGTGGCCCCATCCCGACCAACATCAACCGGCCTACAATAGACCATCTTTGTAGAAATCGGAAGTGCGTAAATCCTGAGCATCTAGAAACCGTCAGCAATCGTGAAAATATTCTAAGAGGAACAGCCCCATCGGCGATGTACGCCAGAAGAACGCATTGTAATTACGGCCACGAATATACCGAAAATAATTTAGCTCGACGCAGTAATCGTAGAGTACGAGAATGCAAAATCTGCAAGAGCAACTCGCAAAAGAAGTATAAACGTAACAAAAAGGCTAAAGCTGTGCGTAGGGACCGGCGTATCCGCTTATAGTGTTATAAAAACCCAACCCGCGGCCTGCCAGTCCCGGCATCCTCGCCGTGATCCAATTATCGACGGTATCTTTATCAACTTGACGGTCCTTTTGCAAGAGGCTTCTGTAATCCGCCATGGTCGCGCCGCGAAGATATTTGAAATCCGGACCGGAGGAGCGCGGGGACATGTCTTTGTTCGCTTCCGCCCATTCGTACGCGAGGTCCTTCGCGCGGGCGAGAACGGTTTCTTCGCGGAGTTGCGGGGGGATCGTGTCGGAAGGGGAGACGAGGTCGGCGCCGTTGCGGACGCCGTAGCACTGGTAGGTGAAGAGTTGGATCGGCTGGCCCCAGAGTTCGAATAGCGGGAATTGAAACGTCGCGGATTGGTTCACGGTGCTGGCCCCGCGTAGATCAAGTCCGATCGGCACGACGCGCGTGGGAAATTGATACCAAGTTCGTTGCGGGTCCATCGCGTCGATCTCCGCGCGGGTAGTGACGAGGTCGAGGTCGATGAACATTTGAGGATTGCGGACGCTGATCCAGGTGCGGAAGTCTTTGAATGAGGCGGCGTAGTAGAGCTGATAAATTTGAAATGCTTGCCCCGCGCCGCCGGGATCGCCGAACACGCGGTCGAGTGTCGCGGCGCCGGTGACGGAATTGTACTGGATGATGGAGTAGATTCCCCCGACGCCGATACGGAATTGACGTTGGGTGATTAAGGAGTATGGATTCGCGACGACAGACGCGTTGATCGCCGCGATTGCGGTTGCGTCGAAGGTGATGGATGCGAAACCTTGTGTGGTGGTCACTGTGCCGGTATTGCACAGCGGCGGCGTGATCCACGAGGATTCGAATAAGTTGAACGACCAGAGATTCGCGAGGCGGATGGAGCGGTAGGCGCGATTAATCAGCGTGGGGGCGTAGGATATAGGGAGCTTCGGGACTGATCCACGAAGCTCCGTTTGCATCGAGATGAAGGACATGTCCCATCCTCCATCCCCTTAGATCGACGATTTCGCGGACGCGCGCTTGCCGGGGGAGATTTTCCGCACCGGGGCTTTGTGATGGGAGTGGACGAGCGGCTGCTTGCCGCGCAGCTTCGGCCCGTGCGGCTGCTTCGGCTCTTTCTCGAATCCCAGTCCGGCTGCTACCGCTGGTGTGCTCATTCCGCTCTTGGCCATTTTACACTCCTCGAATCTGAAGTCGGATGGATTTCGTGTTTAGCGCCACGGCGTTCGCCACTTCCGCGGCGGTGGCGACGACGAACCAGCGCAGGGTCGCGGAGGCGACTGCGTTCGCTTTGTTCGCGACGGATGTGGATTGCCCAGTGAGCGTCACCATTACTTGATTCAGACCGTCGCTGGAGAGCGCGTCCACCTGCACAAGTTCAAATCCGCCGAGGCCGAAGTCGGAGGCGAAGATCGTCTCGCCGTTGCCCGCGCCGCCAAGATACGACGCCGGGCCGTCGTGATCGACGACAATTTCGATCTTATCCCCGATGGGGAGGGAATATCCGTCCATGATTCGATTCGCCATGGGGGCTCCTTAGATTCGTCCGCAGAAGATACCACGGGTGAGCATGACTGTGGAAATAACCGTCGATGACGGGAGCCCGTACGCGACTCCAAGCAACGCCGCCACGGTGATTTCGCTGACCGTCGCGCCGACGTCGGCAGGATAGCCGGAGGTGGTGGCAAGGTTCGCGGAAATTTTCGCGCTGACCATGTGACCGTCGCCGGATGTGGTCCCGAGTTGGAAGTTATCAAACAGCACGGATGCCGCGCCGGAGACCTGAATCCAGCCGAAGTTACCGGCAGTGACGACATTGATGAAGACGCCCGCGATATGCGTAGGGAGTGCGGCGGTCGGGTCCGCGTCGGTATAGACTTTGTACGCGACGCCGATGTCCGCGGTCTTGTTGAAGGCGATGCAGCCACGCTGCACGGGGCGTACGCCGCCGGTGGCGACTTGGACGTATTCATACACGCCGCCGAAGAGGGTGCCGATGACGGTATCCGAAAGCGCAAACGCGGTGGCATCGTCTAGCGCGATACGGTCTCCGGGGATATCCTGCGACACCGACGGTGACGTGACGCCAGCCGGGAGTGAGACGATCACCCCGCCCTGGTTCGCGTCGTTCACATCGTTCAGGAACTTCGCGGTGTTGAATGTAGCTTGCTTGGTGAGCATTCCTGCTGCCATGTTGATCTCCTTTACGGTGCTACATTCAAACTAGAAGCCTGCGCCGATGATCTGCGCGTTGTCGCGGGGGGAGGTCGTGTAACAGTTGAGCGCCGCTTTCAGGAACATCACCACGAGGTCCGGGTTCGTTTGCGAGCGGATCGGAGGCGTGAAATTGAAATTGTACTCCGGATCGGCGGAGGGGCGGATTTTCCAGCCCTTCACGCGCAGCCAGAAGAACGGCTCGCCGGGGTTGATGGTCACGGCGGTGGAGGGGTAGTTCGAGATCGCGAGCTGCGCGGCGGTCAGCACCGGCATCGTGAACGTGGACGGCTTGATGGAAGTCGTCTGCGAGAGGCCGGAGGGGAGGATGGTCCCGTATTTGGTGGATGGCGCCAGCTTCTCCTCGAAGATCATGGCATCCAGCAGCTTGAGTCCGCTCATTCCGATGCTGACGTCCTGCTCCATCGAGAAGCGTTGTTTCGGCTCCTGGCGTTCGAGGAGATATGCGTAGAGCGCCTTGTTGCAGACGCCGATGTCCGGGCGCTGGACGCAGTTGAGATATGCTTCCACGAGGACCTTGTAGGAGATTTGCCCCGTGCCGCCGGTCTGCGAGCCACACCAGATGGGGACCGAGTTCAGCACGTTCCCGACGACGCCGTTGCGGAGCTGGCCGCCGTAGGTGGTGAAGATGTTCCCGTCCCAGGAGGGATTGATGCCGTCGTTGAGCGCTTCGCTGATCCCGTTGATGAAGATGAGACGGTTCGACCCGGAGATGGATTGCCCGTGGCGGAAGAAGTCGATGGAGATGTCCGTGTTGAGGGCCTGGACGGCGTTGGTCATGTACGCGTCCACTTCCTTGATCTTCACCGCGGGGCCGGAGCCCTGGATCACGTTCGTCCGGAACAGGTTCAGCGGGACCTGTTCAACATATTCTTTCGGGACGAAGGCGGTCGCCGCGAGGATTTGATTCTGCGTGACCTGGAGATCGGAGCCCGGCGCGATCGCTCCGCCGTTCACGCGGTTGTACTGGAACGGGGTCTGCATAAGCGTGCCGCCGAGGAATTCGTCGAGGGCGCCGGAGGTGCGGAGCTTGCGCTGGAAGGCGGAATCGACGAAGAAACAATCGTAGAGGACATCGTCGCGGAGGTCCGCGAGAGTTGTTGCTGAAATCTGGTCAAATGTAGGATCTGCCATGTCACTCTCCTAAAGTTAATTCGTCCGTGTTCCCGCTTGTCGATCCGCCCAAGACTTTGCCGCGTGCGCGACCCGGTCGCCGGAACCGTTGTCGCCGTCCAGACCCGCTTCCCAGGGTGCTTTGTCACGGCCGGCCTTCGGGCGCGCGACGAACGGGGAATTGGAGGTGCCTGCCGGGACGGTGTTCGGATTCGCGTATTGCGAGGCGAGTTCGGCGGTGACCTTCTCGCGTTCTTCTTTACGAATCGCCGCTTCGTGCGCCTCGCGGTCGGCTTTGGAGCGGGCTTCGCGCGCGGCCGGGACGCCGTATTTTTCCTGCCAGTGCTGTTCCACCGGCTTCCGCGCGGCGACGGCTTCCTTGCGGAGTTCGCGGAAGTTTAATGGCTTGTCCGGGAACAGTTGCCGATGCTCGTAGGCGATATCCTGCGCCACCGCGATCGCGTCGCCTTCGCGCTCGGCGATGGAGACGATTTCGTCGCGGGTGAAGTAGCGATTCGGGTCGAAGTCGGCGGCACCGGGCTTCGGGGCAGCGGCGGCCGCGGCGGCGGTCCCGTCCGGTTTGTATCCCATTTCCTCGGCCACTTTGCGGAGGGATTCATCAGTCGAGGAGACGACCAGCGCGCGGAGGCGGGCGGCTTCGGCGGCGGCTTTCGTCGCCTCCTGCTGCGCTTTCGTGAGATTCGGCTGGGCGACTTTCTCGTACCAGTCGTCGGCTTTTTGCTTGTAATCCGCGATGGCGGCGGTCGCGCGGGCTTCCTGCGCCTCGAATACCTTCTGCGCGAGCGGCGTGTTCATCGTCGCGATGTCTTCTGCTGTGGCTCCCTGCGATGCGAGAAATTCAGCGTATGTCATATTTTACTCCTCATGCTCCGACTGGCGGAGCGGCCGGTTCGGATGGTTCCGCGTGCTGCATCACGGCCGGCATTACCTCTCCCCGTATCAATTCGTTGATCTTCGCCACCGCTGCGCTCGCGCCTGGGTAAGTCTTCGCGATCGCGCGGAGTCCCTGCACCACCTCCAGCATCATCTTCGTCCCCTGTTCCACGGCTGGCGAAGGCGTCGCAGGCGCGGGGGAAGCGGAGACAGGAGAACTCGGCGTCTGCTGTTGGGCAGAGGAGTCGTCTCCGGTCGAGGGAGGCGGGGGAAGCGAAGGTGCTGGGGATGCCATTCATCAAACTTTCTTGTGCGCCTGTTTGGAGGCTTTTTTCATGGTGCCGTGGGTCATGTTCTCGGAGCGGAAGTCCCCGGCGAGGGAGAGTTTGCGCTTGCCGCCGCCGAGCTTCGCGAGGTTGCCGACGAACCCGCCGTGTTTCGCTTTCGACTTGCCGTATCCTGCCATCGGGTACTCCTTTACGTTGCGGCTTGGGATGATTCTGTTCAGTGGCATTGCAATCTCATCGCGTGGTGCGGAATGGAAAGGGGAGCGATGGATCGCGCCAGTCGCCGCCCCCTCTCCGGTCAGATCCCTACTCGGGAGACGCCGCGATCTCGGATTAGGAGCGCGGAATCGTTTCCGGGTGGGTAGCGGCTACTTCTTGTGTTTCTTGCGGCGGTTCATCACGTCGTTCTTCATGATCGTTATCCTCCTTGTAAAATAAAAAAGCCCGCGACGGTGAAGTCACGGGCCGATTGATATTCTCCACGAGGGAGAATCAAATGGAAACCCACGGTGAGAGTACGTTACGGCAGGGGAGTGCTGTCAAGTCTTATTTTGATTAAAGTTTACTTTTTGTTCTTCGCGGAATCGCAGAGTGGCAGGTCCGCCGCAGGCGATGTCGATGAAGAGGGTGCCGGTGACATGTTCGCGGCGGATTTGCGCGAGCGCGGCGAGGACGGATTCGTCGCCGAGGTCGAGGGAGAAGTGGCGTTCGCGGATCACGCGGGTGTTTTCGGCGGTGATGGTGGAAGTCATTATTTTGACGTACTAATAGTTGATCTGGCTCCAGAGTCCTTGGACTGTATAGAAGGGGGCGCATTAAATGTCGGCGGCCGACCTTCCGGCGCGGCACCGTTCGGCTTCGGTGCGCCGGGCGGGGGAGCGCCAGCACCGCCGCCGCCGGGAGGAGTCAGCCCGAGAGACGCGGCGAGCGCCTGCCCTTTCGCGGCGAGTTCCAGCTCCATCATTTTTTCGCGCTGGAAGCGTTCGATGCAATCGTTGCCTTCGATGGTGCCGTAATTCGGGACGCTGCACGCTTCGGCGATGGTTTGTGAGTCGATCATGATGCCGACTTTGCGGAGTTGGATCAGCAGGAGCCGCATCTGCATCTGCGTCAGCTCGTGGAGAGAATTCGGGAGGATAAAGAATTCAAGGTTGTCGGCGAACGTGCGCGCGCGTTTGATGCGGTCGGTCGGGGATGGACGTTCGGTGTCCTCGCCGGGCATATGCGACGGGATGAGGGACGAGGGGTCGTAGTCGAATACCTGTGGTGCCACGCCATCCGCGCCCACCCACTGCATGATGCGAGCCGTGGTGTAATACTGGCAGATGAGATATTTCACCATCACGCCGAGGTCGCGCATCGGCGGTTCCATGCTGCGAGACAAATCCTCGATGATCGGCCCGTTCGCTTCCATGATCTTTTCGAGTTCGTCCATCGAGCCGACGGCGCGCATCTTCGCGAGCGCCATCACGTCGGAGATGCCCATTTGATTGTCGAGGGTGCCTTCGAGGTATTGGATCATGGTCATGGACTCGGGCGTGACCTTCAGCGTTTCAGCGTCCACGGTCAGGGAAAATGGCTGGCCTTCGATTGCGGAGCCGTCGAAGCCAATGCGGTCGCCGGGCTTGTATGGGTCATAGCGGCGCGCTTCGGACATGTTCACTGCGTTGGAATCGTAGGCGAGGGAAGGATTCAACTGTTGGCCGATTTTGTCCATGTTGCCGCGCGCGATTTTGTTGATGGAATATTGGATTTCGTGACCGTCGTGGACGAGAGAGAAACCAAGCGGCTCCCACGGCCAGGAGTCCATTGTGAAGCTGACGGCTGGGACCATACCGTGCCAGTCGAAGGATGGGCCGTCGTAGGTGATGACTTGGTCGGAGGAGATGATGAGGCGGCGGTAGGGATACAGGCGCGCGTCGGTTTCGTTCGCTTTGCGGTAGATGGGAGTGCCGGAGCGCGGGTCTTCTCCGACGCGGATGTCTTGGCCGTAGAAGGGGACTTCGTAGGACCAGGAGGAGCCGGGCTCGCCCATCACAATCGGACGGTCGGTCTTGTTGATAGTGAGGTCGATGATGTAAGCGTAGCGGATTGGGACGAGGAGATCCGTCATCGCTTCGGTGGAGGAGCCACGTTGCGGCTTGCCGAAGATGCGCTGGAGAAGATTGCCGGAGGATGCTTTTCGCACGCCGTCGTTGGCGTACCAGTAGCGGGAGGTGGAAGGGTTCAGCTTCGACTGGTACAGAGGAAACATAGCGTGGGCCATATACACGGGCATCTCTTCGAGGATGGTAACAACGTAAGCCTGCTGCCAGTCGCCGGTAGCGGGGAGTTGGAACGGGAGAACGCAGGGAGCGCCATAAGTAAATAGTTTAATATCTCCGCGTCCGGTCCCACCCATATCGCGACGGTAGACGGGTCGTACCCATCCACGTCCTGTCGCTGCGGCATACTGTAGCGCCTCCTTTATCGACGTGTCCGCGAACTGTTTGAGATACCACGCGCGGGTGACTTTGTTCATCATCGCGGCTTGGTCTTTGTAGGTATTGTTCTCGGAGTGGTATCCCCAGAATGGACGGAGCTTCGACATCGCGCCGACGACTTCGCGGACGTTGCGCTTGAGGCGATTGGTGGAAACTTTCGAGCGGTATTCGGCGGAGGAGGGGTAGGACGGGTCCTGCCCGGCGAGGATATCAAGGGCCCGATTCCAATCTTTGAAGCCGCGTTGGGATTTGATCCACGCGAGACCTTCCTGCGTGCATTCGTTCATCCAGCCGAGACGACGGTCCTCGGAGACCGCGGCGGGAGGGGCCTGCCATTCTTTGTAGAGTTTGTCGTCAGTTGCCATAAGACTTCCAAGAACGATGCGTACGTACCGCACTGACAGTTTGCTCAGAAATATTCAGTCTTCGAGCTAAGACTAAATTCGATTCGTTGGATACCCTAATCATCGTAGCATTTTCCATTGTCAGTTTAGACCGGATTCCCCGATGTGCATTCATCGCAGGAGTAACGATCTCTAAGTGACTGGGATTTATACATGCCCGATTTCGGCAAAGATGATCTAAGGGAAATCCTTTCGGAATAGGCCCAAAAGTAAGCTCAAAGGCCACGCGATGAGCTAACCGTACATTGGAAAGTCGTATGTTACAGATTCCGTATCCGGCGTGATTTAGGCAGCCAGTCCATTCCATACAATCTGGCCATCCCGACAAAGGAATCGGCCGCGTACGCGACCAGAAGCGGGTAAAACTTCTAAGAGGATGATGTCCATTTCCATGACTAGGCAAATAATAAACAGGCTGCCCCCTAACGTGGCCTAGCTTGCTATTTGTGTGCTTTGCTATGGGAGCTTGTCCCCCACATCCGCACTGACACAGTCCGCTTTTATTGGACAAGGATTTTCCTCAAAAATTAACCCGATCTAAACTCACCCGTTCGTCATTCGTGCGGCGATTCTTCGGAGTGTCGTTTTCGCGCGAGTGGAGGTACATGGTCCGTTCCATGAAGCGTTGGCGATGACGGTCGCGTTTCTGTTCCTGAAGCTGAAGATACGCTTCGATGAAGTCGCGCTCGTAGGGAGTAGTAGAATCGCTCACCATTCGCTGACGCAGACGGTCGGTGATCTCGCGTTGCTTGCGGCCGAGGATCGCGTCGTCATGCAGGATTTCTTCCTCGCACGCGCGGCGTTCTTGTTCGATCAGGGTGAATTGCAGCTTATCAATCTCCCCGAGTGTGCGCGCGGCCTCGCGTGTGTAGCCGGATGGCGTGGGGAAATCGGAATACGGCGAGAGCATAAGGAATCCGGGCGGGTGAGCAGGGTCACGATGGTTGCGGAAATATATCACCGCTTCGAGCGAGCCGAGGTATCCGTTCATGCGGGGAAGTATGCGCTCAGTAGGAATGTTTTCGCAAGTCGGAAGTGTTGCCGTAGATGACGTCTTGGATGGTGAGGACGCGCGAATCTCCTTCGCGGGAGGATATTACAGGTCCGGCGTACGGGGCGATGTCCACCGGGCGGAGGTAGGAGGAATCGTCGATGGAACGTTTCTGGGAGCGTTCGGCGAGGACGTCCATGTCGTGCGGGCAGAAGGTGGCCATCGCGCCAGCGAAGATGCGGTCGTCGTGGGAATCCTCGGAATGTTCAAGGCGTTCTTTACCTTTCGCCGTGTAATGCACCTCAAATTCCTTCATTTCCTCGATCAGCCAGGGGGAATTGATCTCCGCCCAGCCGTTCTGCGCGGATTGCACGAACGCGCCGGTGAGGATCGGGCGGGACCAGCCCCAAGTGAACCATCCGAGTTTGCCGCCCCGGCCGCGACGGTGGCGGGCGATGTCGGAGGGCTTACCGTCGTAGCGGGTCATTTTGTGGAAGCAGCGGACGGGATATCCCATGCGGATCATTTGGAGCTGGCAGGTGTCGCCGACCGCGTCCACTTGTTCGATGGAGCAGTAGGGCATGGGATATTTTGTCGTCTCGGGGGACATGTGCTTCGCGTAGTAGGCACCGATGCAGGCGCCGAATGCGTAAGCCTCAGTGTGAGATACAAATGGTGAGGTGAACTCCGCCGCTTGGAAATCAGGTTGCTGGGACTTGCCGAGCCCCCAGACGGAGATGCAGGTGGAATCGAGACCTTTGCCCGCGGAGGTGTCGATGCCAATGGAATATAAAATGTTCGGTGCAGGCGGATGGAAAACGATCAGCTTGCCGATCGCGTCGTCCATCACGGTTTCGCGGAGAGGAGAGGCGAAGCGGAGGGGGATCAATTCCCATTTGTATGTTTCACCTTTGGGGGACGTGAGGCGGACCGGGATGCGGGTCGCGGAGTAGTCGATGTCTTCGGAGGGCGGCTCGTGTGCGTCTTCGATGGATTGGCCGGTGAGACCGTAGATAGAGTAGTCGCGCTTCCGCCGATCATCAATTGCCTTAATCGTAGGGTGCCCAAATACGGATTCAATCGAATGCTGGAGTGCTTCGTCATCGTCGCCAGCCATTTCTTGGAGAAATGAGGACTCGTTCCCTTTTTCCTTCGCTTCGTCATGGTTGATCTCCCAGTACCATTGTTGGGAAAGCGGCATACGCCACAACGCGCCATGTTGGATACCCCGGCGGTCTTGCTCGTCGAGGAGGTGTTTCTGGAGGAGCGGTTGCGAGCGGACGTACAACTCAGCTTTGGCGATATGTAATCGTGTGTCGGCGTTCGGCACCCATTCATCAGGGATCGGGCGGATGGCGAGCCACGCAGGCTTCGGGTAGATGTCCACGCCGCAGAACCACGGGAGGAACATCGGGAACATGCGGGAGCGGGGCCAATGCGCCTTACTATAATACCAAGTTTCCGCCCACCAGCCTTTGTTGCCGCGGCCCGTACTTTCGAGGATTCCGAGCACGTTGGTCGATGCGTGGACGGCTTTCCATAATCCCTCGTCGATCAGCATCACGGAGGATTCGCCGTAGAGTGCGACTTCGCTGAGATGGTAAATCGTCGGAGTGGATCCAGTGGCGATGCCGAATTTCTGCGAGCCGTGTTGGAAGCTAACGCCGGAAGCCATGTGGCCGAATAGCATTTTCCCGCGATCGGATTCCACACGTGAGGTGTGCTGGGGGCGCAGCCATACGGGGAGCATGTCGTAACAGAGAAGGAGCATCTTCGACATTTCGCTGGTCTTCGTCTGGTCCGCGCTGCCGATGACGGAGGCGACGCCGTAGCTGAATATCGTGCGGTGGGCGATCAGGAGTTCGGTGAAGATAGAGATGCCGAGTTGGCGGGCTTTCAGCGCGATGATCTCGATAGCCGCGTTGCGGGATTCGAGGTCGCAGATGATGTCGAAGTAGATGCGCTGCGGGACGCGGAATTTGAACCGTTGGATGACGCCTTCTTCGGTGCGCAGGAACGCATATCGCGTGAGGAAGTACGCTGCGTCGCAGAGGACGAGGATTTGTTCGTTGAGCATCCACGCGCGCTCGAAATCGTCGAGGTCTCTCGTCCCTACAGGCTGGCCCATGTCGCCGATGAGGTATTTGTTCCCGGCGAGGAGGCGTTTCTCGAAGGCTTCAACTTCGGCTGTCGTATGGTACTCAAGGCGGAAATTAAATTCTTTCTCCGCGAGGACGATCCGCTCTTGGACCTTACTTTCCGCGTACATCAGACTTCTTCCTCATCCCCGTCGAAATCATCTTCTCGCGTGACCGGGACCGGGATTGCGTCTTCGTAGGGCATGCGGCCGGGGAGATTCGATGGCGTGGCGGGCGGCAGCGCGCGGGCGTCGTTGAAACGGTCCACGAGGCGGCGGATGGTCGCCTCCGGCGGCGGCGCGGGGAGTGCGACTGCGGTGGACTGGGAATTCGATGCCGCAGTCGCGGACGCGTTGACGATGACCTGCGAGCCGCGCGGCGTGGGGAGGAATCCCACCGCTTTGTGGAGGAGCGTGCGGTCCTCGATGCCTTCGTCGGTGAGGGCCATCTCTACCGTCTTCTCCACGACGAGCGGATGCGCGGCGGAGGCGATAGCGACGGAACGCTGGCGGGAGACGCGTCCGATAGTCTGGACGATCGTATCGAGCACGTCGTTCGTGGAGAGTTTTAGGGAGAGGCAATATCCCTCGATTGGCACGAGATCGCGCTGGTCGTGTGGGAGGGAGTAGTAGAGATCGACAAGCCAGCGGGCGAATTCTGGTGGGGAGCATTTGAGATAGTAGAATGGGGAGACTGGGAGGTTACGTTTGCGCAGGGATTTCGCGATCATGCGGAGCTGCGGGGTGATAGGAGCCGTCATGCGGAGGTCGTCGCGGGTGATTTTTAATGTCTCGAACGCGAGCGCGCGGCGGATGCGGGAATCGTCCTTTTTGATCGGAGCGATGGCGGTATCTGTCACGTTGCGTCCTCCGGGATCTGGCCGAACTCCCTCGCTTCTTCTTCCTTCTGCCAGCGGGAGTTCGCTTCGGCGACGTCGAAGGAACCGAATTCGGTGGCGCGGGGGAGGCGTTTCACATTCTCACGGTTAAATCGTGCGCGGGCGATTTCCGCGAGTTCTTGCTGCGCGTCGGCGATTCTCTCTAATGCTCTCGCGGATCGGCGGAGGAACACCAGCGTGCGGATGGATTCAGTGAATTTCATTGTGAGAATTCCTTGTGCAATTTCTCCACGTCGTCGCGGAGCTGCGGGATGCGCTCTTTTAGCGTGCGGATACGGATGCCCACGATGCGAGAGTTGATCTGACGATTCTCCCCGCGAAGCTCGTGGAATCGCTTCATCTCCCACAGCGCGTTCAGGCAGATTTCGGCGGACGCGGAGACGCGCATCGCGAGATCGGCCATCCGCCGCACGCTTACTACGCTTCGGTGGTTTTCCATGCGGCGCGCACCTCTTTTGTGACGTCGGTGATAGTTACCTCGCCTGATCCTAGATCCGGCTGCGGGGGATATTTCACGAGTTCGGTTTGCGTCGTGCCGTCCGGGCCGCGCACGGTCACGGGAAGCGGGAGTTCGTGGCGGAGGCGCTCGGCGTTCGGGGAGGTGATGTCGCGATGGATGTTCTGGCCGGATGCGACGGATTTATTCGACGCAATTTTCAATGGCGGCGCTTCCATCGGCGAATCCACATGCGGCTTCGAGGCGAGCGTGACGGACGATTCCCGCTGCATGGGATTGTCGAGATGCAGGCGGAGGGTGAGGTCGTAGGAGATTTTCCCGTAGGCCATGTAGTGCGAGAGCAATCCCTCCGCATCCAACAATTTCTCGAAATCCTTGCGGATGATCTCGCGGAGTTCCATCCCGGAGAGCGCTTTCTGACCGATGATTTCATTTGCGGTGGGGCTCATGCTGCACCTCGTTTGATTTTTATTGCGGATGGGGGATTGCTGAGAAAGTGATTCAGATCATCCTCGCAGGAGTCACATAAATCGAGTTGGGTTCCGGCTACGGTGATGGTAATCCATCGAGTAGGAAGAGATCCGGATATGACATCCGCCGCTTTCCAGCAGCGATCGCAGGTTGCGATTTGCTTTTTCATTTTTTCCTCTTCCTTTTTCCTTTGACCCGCCCAATCCTACACCTTCGCCGCTCGATTGCAAGGCACAGGGCGCGGTCGAATTCGGTCCCGGATTGTAAAGGGGAATCCAGATCGCTACGGGTGATCGAGCGCCAATCGAGATTCGCGGATAATAGCGTGGCCATGCGGCGTTTGTAGGCGTGGTGGAGATTACAGAACGCGTCCGCCGGATCGTCTTCCCGCTTCGCTGCGAGAAGGCATTGCGGGGACCAGAATTCGTCCCAGCGGAGTTTGATCGTCGCGAGCTTCTTCGGCTGGCGCGCGAGGGGCATGGCGTGGGCGTAGCCGATTCCTTCGCTCATCCCTTTACCTCAACATACTGCTCCTTAAAGAAAATAGTGAGCATATCTCCCTTATGATTCCCCTTTAGGTCAAAGAGCATAGTCAGTTCAGGAATCAAAGGATGATCCATGGCGAATCCCACGGCGTTCGTGTTCACACGATGATACATTTTCAATCGTCGCGTCGTGTCGTCGGCCATGCTTCCTCCTGCGATTTCGCGAGTTCTTCCATCTCTGCTTGGGTGCGCGGCTGGCCCACTTCTTCCGGTGATACTTCTTCCACACTCGTTATTTCCGCGGGCTCGGTGTGGTCCCCCGCTGGTGCTGATTCCCTGGGCATATATCCAGAGTCAGAAGGAACCTCCTCCTCTGTCACGATTGATGTCTCCGGATCATGCGACGTCACCGTTTCCGGCTGCGGCTCGTCCACATTTCCTCGCAGATACGCGGACAGGGAGCCGGACCATTCGGGATCGGGCGGCGGCGCGAGCGATGGGATATCCTGCGCCAGCGGCTGCGGCGATGGGAGTCCCGTGTCAGGCGGCGGCGGGATCGCGATCGGCCCGGACGCGCGGATTTCTTCCAGCATGATTTCAAGCGGCGAGCGGGAATCCTTCGATTTCTGCGCGAGTTCGGCCTTGCGCGCGCGGAGGATCGGCCGAGGAGGATGCTTACGGGATTGCCGCCGGCCGCGCCAGTAGGCCGGTTCCGGATCGCCTGGCTTGCGGGAATTCTTAGTCGGCGGCTTATCCCAGGCGGTGGACGCGCAGCGGGCGCAGCATTTCGGCCGACGGGTAGGGTCATTCGGCCACCAGTCGTATCCGCAACGCAGACAAGTTACATTTTCCATCAAATTTCGCAGGGATCCATCCCCGGCGAGCGTGCGCAATTCCTTCCGCAACTCCTTCATTTGCACCACGATATCGTTGATCCGCGCGAGGCGTTCGGCGATGATGAGATCGCGGGTGAGCGTCGCGCGGGATGGCTTGGGCGGATGCTGCTGCTCCTGTTCGCCCGCCTGATCGCTAGTAACGTCAATAGATTGTGTAGAATCGCTCATTTAAACCCTACTCTGGCCTGCCATCCCGCGTAGCTCATCGTCGTGTTTAACTCAAATCCGCTCATCATGATAAGCGTGGAACCGGTGGCGCCGTTGGGGATAAGCCGCTCCACGAGGTCGGAATTGACGAGATTCCGCTGGAGTATGGTCGCTTCACCAGCGGGCCCAGAGATAATCTGCTCCACCTCTATCCACATGCGGCGGAGGATAGCATGGGGTATAGGACACTGTCAATCACATTCCACCTTATACATAATTTCCTTGCTATCATACTTATAATGTTATATATACACGCGATTATGATTCCCAAACGTGTGCTGGATCTGTTCTGCGGCGCAGGCGGGGCGGCGATGGGGCTGCATCGCGCGTGGCCAGAGGCGGAGATTGTGGGGGTGGATATCAAGCCGCAGCCGAGGTATCCGTTTACGTTCATTCCGGCCGACGTAATGACGTTTCTAGGGTGGGCGGAACTTGGAACGTTTGATTTTATTTGGGCGAGCCCTCCATGCCAATGTTACACGGCCCTCCGCAGCGTTTTCGATTCCACCAAATATGCCGATCTCGTGGCTCCCGTGCGCGATAAATTAGACTCCTGGAAAGTTCCCTATGTGATTGAGAATGTCGTCGGCGCGCCGCTCCGGCGTGATTTGATGCTATGCGCGGCTCCATTTGGATTGCGCTCTTACCGCCACCGTATCTTCGAGGCGACTTTTCCTATAATTCAGCCGGAACACCCTAAGCATGTCGTGCGCGTGAATCGACGTAAGAAAAATCGTCGAGGCCATTGGGACGCGGGAGGATTCGTTACCGTTGTGGGCGATATCGGTAGTTATGTCGGTCCTAAAGCGATGGGAATCGACTGGATGACCGGGAACGAATTGTCGCAGGCGATTCCACCTGCCTATTCAGAATACATCGCCAATCAATTCACCCTCGCCGACATCGCCGCGACTGAAAATAAAAATGAAAAATTCACGTAAGGGTCACATGGAGATAGCGGACACGGCCCCGGCGTCCCCACCCCTACGCCGGACAACTCAGCCGGCCGCGGGCGCGATGGCCATACACATTGATGTGATGGCTATCATCGTATGGTCGATGCGCGATGGCGAGCGTGCACAGATCCGCATGATGCGAGCGCGCGCGACGGTCGGCAGCATGGCCGGCATCGCGATCCGACTGACAAGCGACAGGCGTGAGACATCGCGCGCGGCGTCGGCGACATCACGCGAGACATCCCGAGCGCGAACATGACAGTCAACAGATCACGCGCGAGCTAACACCGTTGCACGTTCCCCCATCCGTCACATTTCCTCCCATATTGGGTAATTTCTATCCATCATCAAGATTTTAGAGTGATTTGGCATGTAACCTTTCTATCCATTTGGGGTAATTTCTATCCATTTCGCACTGTCAATCACAAACATTCATTTTTCTCTTGACAAGAGTTGTACTGTTTTGGTAATATCGCGGTATTGGAGGATGGCTCACATGACACTCGCACAGAAGAATGCAGCGTTTGAGCAAGGATTTGCAAACGGACAGGCGGACAAGCGGATCGGGTATACGAGCAAGTACGCTACCCACTGCTACAGCTCCGAACCGGAATACTTACGGCACTACAGCCGAGGATACAAGCGCGGACAGGCCGCGCCGCTACAGCGAACATTTGAAGTGAATCCTAAGGCGATGGAAGCGCGATAGGGTATCCGTCCAGCGCATCCTCGATGGTGCGCTGGGCGATTTACCTTACTCAAACTGGAGGCAACACCATGATGATTTATCTGATTTTCAGCATCCCGGCGGTGGCGATGGTGGCGGCGTTTGTGGTGGATTTTGTGCGCGCGGAGGGGGAATAACGATGAGCAAGGAAACGTTTCTAGTCATTCCGCCGGAAACAGTTGATGACGCCGAGGTCAAGAGGATGTATCAATTCGCTCGGTCCTGCGAGTGCTGGCTCTGTGGCTATCACATGAGTATCCGCAAGTATGCGGACCACATGGAACGGCATCGCACGGAAAACTGGGTACCACGCGACCGTGCAGCAAGAAAGCGCGCGGAAGTGTTCGCCGAATGGCAGCAAACGGACGCCACACCGGAAGATTTTTTGGAATAGCAAGGGTAATCGAGAGCACAATTCGACCGGACAGGTCGTTAAACACGGAGAGTGACACAATGGTCAGCACAAACGACAAGCTGGAATTCGCGTTCGTCATGGCGAGACATTCGAGCATCTGCCTGCGCGACTGCAAACGAATCCTGCGTTACGCTGCGACGATTCAACGTCTCGCGGAAACTGCCTGCAATCGGGAATTGACCAAACGGGAAATCCTTAAAGACGAAGCGATGATGGCGAGGATCATTGAAATCTGCGCGCCGAAGGATATCGAAGCGAAGTTTGGCGGCGATCCTCGCGGATGCGTGGTAAAACTCAAGGTTCCGGATGGTTACACAAACGACTGGGGCCAAGAAGGGATATGCGTGCCGGCATGAGAATCGCACTCCTATTCGTTCTCACACTCTCCGGCTGCGCGATGCGCGTTCCGCATCTCAGCGTGGCGCATGCCCATGACTCATCCCCATCCGTGAAAGCATCCGCGGATGGGGAATCGGACGATGACGCGGATGCGGATTCAGACGACGATGATGATTCCGATGTGGATTCGGATTCCGCACCAAGCGCGACGAAGGCGGATTTGCAACGCGCGATAAAAGACACGCTCACGAAATTGTATCAAATTCGAGCGAGTCAGCACGATTGAGATAGGAATTGACATTCCCACGCCGGATTACCCTCCAGTTGCCGGCGCGGGATACGGGGCGCCCTCCCGCGATGCGGTAAAGCAGGGCGCCCTGATTATTAAACTGGAGGAATTCAACTGGAGGATACGAGAATGGCAAACGAAAAGAGAATCATCAACATTTTCATGGAAGGCGGGATCATTCAGGATATCCAACAGATTCCCAGCGATGTCGAGATTCACGTCTACGATTACGA